GCGCCGCCGATCGCGTGCTCGCGCGCCGTGCGAAATGAACGCGCGTGAAGAGCTCCGACAAGCCGCTCGTAACCGCCGTCGCGATCGTCGCGCTCGCGCTGCTGCCGTTCGCCCTCTCGTGGCTCTTGAGCGCCGTGGGGGTGCGATGAGTGAGGGCGTCCTGGCCTACGTCGCGCGCGGCAAGGGAGCGCTGCCGTGAACGTCGCCAAAGGAACCGGCAAGATGGTCGAGTGTAACGCCTGCCGCGGCGCCGGCTGGTACTACCCTGGCAACACCTTCGCAAACATAGCAGGCGAATGGTATCCGCAGCCGACCGTTTGCGCCTACTGCGCCGGCACCGGCAAGCGCGAGGTCGTGCAGTGGGTCGACGAGGAGAAGCCTGCGATATGAAGCGCTTTATTTGCTGGCTCCTCGGGCACGAGTACGTCTTCGTCAAGCGCGGCCCGATATACGAATACCTCAAGTGCGCGCGCTGCGGCGACGCCAGCCTGAAGGTGCGATGAAAGGATCACTATGAGTACCACTATCGACGCCGACGTCGAGATCGTGGAGACGATCGGCACGGCGTTCAAGGCGCTCATCGAGGAGCGCGGGGACTGGCGCGAGGCGCACGTCTCGGACGTGTACGGCTGCGACTACAGCGCGCACGCTCGCCGCGGCGCCGACGCAAAGCCGGTGCAGAACCGCGACGCGCAGGGCGCGCTGAAGATGCGGTTGGGGACGGTCATCGAGGAGTACGTTGCCGACGGTCTCGGCCGCTTCGCAGACGCTCGCGGCGCCTGTTCCGAGCGCGGCGAGCGGATCGCCTGGAACCCGACGACGGGGCAGGTGCGGCGCGGGCTCTTCACCGCAGGGCATTTAATCGTGCGGAGCGTCCCCGAAACGCAGGTTGGAGGCCCATCGTTATACGAAACGCGCTGCCCAGGTTGCCCTTACTGTAGGCCGGCACAGGGCGAAATCATCGGGCACCTCGACGTTACGTTGCGGATGCCAGAGAATGGCGGCGAATGGCTCTTCGAAATCAAGAGCACGTCGCTGTACGGCCGCATGCCGGCGTCGCTGCCCTGGTACAACAAAGACGGCACCGTCAAGGGCGCGCACTATATCGAGCAGGCCGCCACCTACGGCGTTGCGATCGAAGCCGCGCGCGTCGGCGTTCTCATCGTCTGCCGCGAGAGCGGGAACGTCGCGGGACCGTTCTGGCTTGAGCTCGACGCGCCGCCGCCCGACGTGCCGGGAATCTACGACCCGACGAAGGGCACGCTACGGCAGCAGACGATCGCGCGCGCGCAGCAGATGCTTGCGGCGACCGACCCCGACGAGTTTCCCCCCGACCCCAAGCCGCGTTATGCGTGGCAACCCGCATACTGTTCGCTCGGCGACGCCTGCGCGTGCGCCGGAAAGGCATAGTCAGGTATGGATCAGCAAGAGTTACTCCCGACGCAGGAGCTACTGCCGCCGGAAGAGCCGTCGGCGGAGCCCGCCGCCGCGCCGGCCGTTACCGGCACCGCGGTTGCAATCCGTGAAGAGACGCCAGTCGCGCCCGCGCCGCTAAAGCAGGGCAAGCCGCTGCGCTACTCGCTCCCCGAGCTACGCGAGATCGCAAACGTCTTCTACTCGTCGGGCATGTTCCGCGATGTCAAGAGCATGCAGCAGGCGATGGTCAAGGTGCTCGCCGGCGGCGAGCAGGGCTACGGCCCGTATCAAAGCATGCGCGCCTTTCACGTCATCGAAGGCAAGCCAGTCGAGACGGCCGGAGAGATCAGCGCGCGTATCAAGCGCAGTAAGACGCACGATTACCGCCACTGGTTCATCGACGACAAGGGCGAGAAATGGGACCCGATCGCCGGCAAGAACGCGGACCTGCACGGCTGCGTCGTCGTCATCCGAATCAAGGACGGGCGCAAATGGGTCGACCAGGAGCCGGTGCGTTTCAACATGGAGGACGCGCGCGACGCCGGGCTGGCCGGCAAGACGAACTGGAAGAGCTACAAGCGCGCGATGCTCTTCGCTCGGACGATCACCGAGGCCGCGCGCGCGCACTGCGCCGACCTGTTCGGCGGCCCCATCTACACGCCCGAGGAGCTCGGCGCCAACGTCGAGATCGACGCGAGCGGCGATATGGTTCTGGCCGGATCGTCCGCGCTGCCGCCGGCGCCGCCGCCTGAGAACGGGAACGGCGAGAAGCCTGCGGTCGACCGAACCGTCGACAACGAGCAGACGCGCGCGACTGGCGTCAAGACGTGCACGGCGTTCGCCTCGAACCGGAAGATCCCCGACGAGCACCGGCACGAGATCGCGCAAGCCTTCTTCGGCCGCGCGTCGACGAAGGAGCTCACAACGTTCGAGCTTCGGCAGTTGTACGACTTGCTGCGGGAGTACGTGAAGAACCGCGGCGAGATTCCAGCCGACGCGAAGGGCGCCGTGCCGATCGACGACTTCCCGACGTGGCTCCAGTACCAGGTCGACAAGGCCAAGGAGCCCCAAGAGGCCGCGGGGACCTAGACGACCGGCGGCGGCCGTAGTATCCTGTAGGCGAGCGCGCGCCCCTGGCCGGGGGTCGCGACTCGCGATGAAGCGCCGAGAAGGCTCCGCTTCAGGCCCGAACGGCGCAAGCGCGCTCTCGACCTGCAAGACACCCTCCCGACGCGAGCAAAATCTCCGTTTGGAGGGTGCCTCTTTGCAGGTCTTCGCATACTCCGAGATCGCCGTCGAGCGCGGCAACCCCATCCCCGCCGGCACCCCCGGCGAGCTCCTCCACGAGTTTCCGCCCAACCCCGAGGGCGCCAACCTGGCCGTGGTCGCCTTCGGCACCAGGCGGGTCGTCGTGCGCGAGGATGCCGTCGAATTCGAAATGCCGTTCTAGGCGTGAACCCGCAGCAAGTAGCCGTCGCCATCTGGAAAGCGATCGAGGCCGCCGGCGGCACACCGCGGACCGAGATCGTCGCCGTGACCCTCCGAAAGTGCTTCAAAGCCCGCTTCCGAGACGCCGATTTGATCGCCTGGCTTCGGCCCTTCAAAGAGGACCGGCGTATGCCGGCGGATTCCGGGCGGACAAAACCCCTCACGGGGGCGGATTCCGGGCGGATTCCGGCGGATGCTTCGCGCGCGGGTGATAAGGTATCTCTGTTCTCTAAGCCTGTAGATTCGCTACGCTCATCTACGCGCGTCGCCGTCGCGCCGCACGAGGCGGGGACCGGGAAGGCCCCGAGGGCTACGAGGCTCCCGTTCGACCGGGAGCTCCTCGACAGGCGGACGGCGATCCTGAAGGCGGTCTGGACGCTCGTGCAGCCGACGATCGGAGGAGTGACGACGTTCACCCGCTGGCGGGCTCGGAATAGCACCGTGGCCGCCTCTCTCGCCAAAGCAGGCGTGCCGCCGAACGTGATCGTCGCGGCTTGGAACCAGGTCTCGACGCGCCTAGGGGAGCCGGTTCGCGAGCTCCGCCTGGTCGAGTCCGAGATCGAAGGGGCGATGGCGCGCGCGGCGGCACGGCGAGAGGCGCACGGATGACGAGCGCACGGCAGTTGCTTGGGCCGATGACGACGCTGGCCGAGATCCGCCCGCCTGGCCGATCGTTCGCCGAGTGGCACCGATTCCTCGAGGAGTGTCGAGAGGCCGGCGTCGCGGCGCTCACCGAGGACCGGCGCGCGTTCGCAACCCCGCTCGGCTATGCGCTCTTACGGCGCTGGCGCTGGCTCGAGGATGCCGAGCAGCGCGGGCTACGCTACGACGACGCCGAGCGCGCGTTCTCCGCGGCGATCGAGCGTGACAGCGCGGCGCTGAAGGCGTCGCTAGAGGAGACCGAACGAGCGCGTGCGCGAGCGATGCAAGAGCGCGATCCGCGCGCTGCGCGTCGGAAGGCGCGCGACGCATCCGACCTGCTAGACTACGCCGATGAGGTGATCCGACCATGAGCGACCTCGTAGCGCGCTTGCGCGAGATAGCCTGTGAGGCGACGTGGCGTGGAAACTTTGCGGCAGACCGCTGGCCGCCGGGCGTGTGCGGTGAAGCCGCCGACGCTATCGAGCGCCTACAGGGCGAGAACGCGGCGCTAAGCCGCAACATTCGGTGCGAGCAAGACTTGGTTAGCAAGGCCCGTGCGGCCATCAAGCGCGTCGAAGCGGTATGCGACCAGCGGGCAAAATCTGCGCCAAGCGCGGGTTTCGGAAGCACCGACCTGGAGTGGACGCTTACGGTTCGTTCGATACGCGCCGCTCTAGCCGACAAGAAGGAGCCGACCGATGAGTGAGGGTTATATGCCGGAGTTGGGGCAGGCCGTTTTCGGTGCGCCGTGGAGCGAATACGCACTTCCCGATATTGCAGAGTCTGCCGTTCGCATGGTCCTCGATGAGATGGAGCGCGTTTACGGCAACAGATATGGGCGCGATACCGACGCACTCTCTGGCTTCGGTGGAAACAACGGCTTCGTTCTGCCGGATGGTGCCCTTGGCGATAAAATCTCGTACCGCGCCTACTATTGGGGCGACGACGAGCCTGAGGCATCCAAGCCCAACCTGGCCTTTGGCGGCGTAGAGATTCGCTGGTACAAGCACGCGCGTCGTGGCCTGTCGTGCAATAAGCAGATGACCGCAGACGAGTGGGCTAAGTGGCTACAGTCCGCCCTTAACTATCTTCGCGACCAGGACGTACAAATATGAGTGACAGCCCCGAGCGCGTTGCGCCGCCTCTGAGCGATGCGGAGTTGGCGAAGCGGTTGCGCGGTTCCGTGCCGTTCCTTGAATGGCAATGCTGTGGTGGCGACCACGGAATGACCGCCGACCTAACCGCCGCCGCCGACAGGATAGACGCGCTACGCTCGCAGATAGACGCCGCACAGTTGGTCATCGAACGCTCGTCGCGGTTCCATCGCGGGCTCGAATCGAACGATAACGCAGCAGACAAGGAGAGTACGAAATGAAATGTTGTTACCTGGAAAACGGGCAATCTGACGGAGTGCCGTGCAAAGAGCAGGCCGTGTTCGAGATAGAGTCTGACCACAGCATCGAGGGTCAGCGCGACCACTATCAGATTACACAAGTCTGCGCCGACCATGTTGGACACTTGCTAGAAGATGGCGTGTCCAGGGTTTGGCCGCTGTGAGAACCCGCGAAGCAATCGCCGCCGACCTGGAGCGCGCTAGAGTGGTCGCGGAAGCCGAAGCGAGTCGCCAGGACTGCGGTTCGATGCCGGGCTATGAGCATAGCGTCCGCGTTGAATCGTTCATCGCAGGCGCGGAGTGGGCTCTGCGCTCGACGCCAGCAACGACGGTGACGGATGCGATGGTCCACGCGTTTATCGGCGGATACGGCGGCGCGACTAGAGATACGCCGTGTAAGTTATTCCGACATGAGGCCGTACTCGCAGGACTCGAAGCCACTCTCTCCGCTGGTGGGCAGGCACCGCCTCAGAACTTCGCGCAGTTGAACACGATAGACGCTTCGTGCCCGGTGTGCGGATCGAAACTCGTCGTTAGGTTCAGTGGCCCGCTTCCAGGATGCCCGCAGGGAATCAGCACGGCTGTTTGCCCGAAAGACTCGACACACGCCTTCGGCACTCCCGCCGGTGGGCAGGCAACGCCTTGCGCCGGAGATTGCGACGAAGGCTACGGGCCATGCTCCGACTGTCGTGGCGGGCAGGCAGTAACGACGGACGAGAAGCCATGAGCGCGTTAGACAATTGCCCGATTTGCTCGAACCCCGAAGCCGCGACATTCGAGGAGCGTGTTGAGCATGGTTGCATAACGTCCGCCGAGGCGTTGCGATGCGCGTGGTGCGGTAAGGCGTCGCCTAGGCGCGACGACCTGCCGGAGCCGTGGGGCTATTGGTGCAGCGAGGGCTGTTCCAACGCGCACAAGGCGGCTAACCCCGACTGCGAATGGTTCCGTGGATTCGTGCCTATCGAGGACACGTTGCCAGGCGGCAGATACGACGGGGTGTGGGAAAACAGCGGCCTGAGTTTACGCGCCTCTGCCGCAGAGGGAGAGAGCAAGTGACGCAACTACTCGCGCACCTAGTGGGCGACTACATTCTGCAAACCGACAAGATGGCTACCTGCAAAACGTCGTCGTGGCTATGGGCGATTATGCACGGGCTGACATATTCTCTGCCTTTTATGCTGTTTTGTCGGAGTCTCCCGGCGCTCGCCGTTATAGCCGGGTCACATATTGTGATAGACCGCTATCGCCTAGCCCGGTTCGTCGTAGCGTTCAAGAACCGCGTCACCGATTGGCGCGGCGACTTCAACACGCCGACCGGGTATCTCGCTAGTTCCCCGCCGTGGCTGGCCTTTTGGCTGCTCATCATAGCCGACAACACGATACACCTTTGCATCAACTACGCTGCGTTACGGTTCCTGTGACCGTCCATCGCGCTACGAAAGGAGAGGGTGAGTGAGCGACGAGATTTGTCCGAACTGCCAGCGAGCAAAAAAATATCATGTAGAGTTCTCGGCCCCGCTGCAACTGACGGTTCACGGTGTCGCCACTTCGCACGGGACGCTGTGGCTATGTCCAACCTCGTTCTTCCCACTTCCGACGCCGGGGTGGCCGGGATGACCTCCCTGGTAGCCGCCATCCTCCTAGCCTACGAAGGAGATGCCTGAAAGTGAAGCTGTTTTTTTGGAGCGCGCTTGATATCGGCGGAGAGTACGCGGATGCCTATATCGCCGTGGTTGCTCGGTCGAAAGACGCCGCCGTGGAGATGGTAGAACAAGATGCTCGCGAGTGGATTCGCAACTACAGCGGGCACATTAGCTACACCGTGCCCGACGTTCTGACCGTGACGAGCCGTGAAAAAGCTCGCGTCTGGATGTGGGGGTAAAATGGCCGATTCGTCGTCCTACGCGCATCGAACGAAGGTTCCGGTTGCGCGATCTAAGGCGGAGATCGAGGGGGTTCTCAAGCGGTTCGGTGCAAGTGGATTCGGTTACATGACGCAGCGCGGCGTCGCCTTGGTTATGTTCGAGGCAAACGGGCGCAGGATTCGCTTCACGCTGCCGTCCCCGAATGAACGAACCCCGGCGGCTACGGAGGCAGAGGAGCGGCGGCTTTGGCGTTCGCTGGCTATGGCTATCAAGTCGAAACTCGACATTGTACGCTCCGGTATCTCCACGTTCGAGGCTGAAATGCTGCCGTACACGATGCTCCCCGACGGGCGCACCTTCAGCGAGTGGGCCGAAGATAACAGTATGCGCCTCGACGCCGGTTCGATGCCGCCGATGCTTCCAGGAGGCACCGCATGACCGCTCTCCTAGCCATCCTCCTAGCCGTCGCAAGCCCGAGCCCAACGCCGACGAGCGGCTCGGTGCTCTGCACGAACTACGAGTGCCACGCCTGGACGCCGCCAACCCCGAAGCCGACCCCCACGCCTCCGACGATGAAATGTCTCGACGACGGCTTCGACTACGATCTCGGTCCCCCGGTTCCGTGCGAAGATGTACCGACACCGAAGCCGAGTCCAAAGCCGTGAAGCTCACCGTGATCGGCATGCCGGCGACCCAAGGGTCCAGATGAGGAGCCGCTTTACGTCCGAAGAGGTTGTCGCGGCCTATCGCGAGACTGGCTCCGTGTGGAAAGCCGCGAAGAGGCTCGGACTCTGCGGACAAACCGTGCACGAACGCCTACTTGGTCTCGGTGTTCCATTGTTTGGCCGCAAATGGTCTCAGGCGGAAATAGATGAACTTGGCGCACTCGCCGAGACGTGCACGATCGGAGAGATAGCCCGACGCCTTGGGCGTCCGTACACCGCCGTAGCGGCCAAACTCTCGTCGCTAGAAATTCGGGTCGTACGGCAGAAGAGCCGCAAGATTCCGAGAGGCGCGGGGTTCGACGCCAAGAGCGTAAGGCTTCACATGAAGGCCCTCGACTCGTATAAAGGCGGCATTACCCAATACTGCCGCATGCACTCGCTGACCGTCGACCTCCTGATCGCTGCGATTCAACGAGATAACGAAGCGTGGTGGAAGGCTTACGTTAACGCGCACTCGGACCTCGCACAGAAAACATGCTATTGTGGGCGCGTCTTTGTGCCGCTGAACGCGAAGCAGGCGACATGCTCCCGCAAGTGCCAGTCTGATTCGCGATCCGACCGGCAATACTTTAACGGAAACCGGCGCGCGACAATTGGACTCGCGCAGGGGATATGCCAACTCTGTGCGCGCGCTGATATAAAAGGGCTGTCGTCGCATCATGTTTTTGGGCGCGAGAACGACCCGGATGGCCGTTTTCTTGTCGCCCTCTGCCCCGGTTGTCATCAGATCGTGAGCCACCTCGCCGGGCGCCGCTTCATTGAAGACGTGTCCGGATGGGAAAATCTCATTAACCTTGTAATGCTTCGGCACACTAACGGCACCGTGCCGGGATATTACACGACGGTCGACATGGAACCGTTGACCGAAGAGGACCTCGCTGAAGACGAATCACTCGAGCCCGCATCGTAACGAAAGGAACCCGATGGCGAAATCTAAATCCGACGACCGAGACCCGACCCTCGTCGACCTATCGCTCGAGCAGTTGAACCACGAGAAGGCGCTGCTGAAGATCCCCTTGCGGCAAAAGGGCAAGGCGCTGCGCCAGCTGCAAAAAGAGGTCGGCGACCTGAAAGAGCGGTACGACGCGCTCGACCTGGAAATGGTGAGCCGCGATAAGGCGTACAAGCAACTCGAGCTCGAAATGGAGCAAGAAGAAGCCGAAGAGTAGGCGTGAACCACTACCACGTTTGGCTACAGGGACCAGTAGGCTCGCCGCAAGTCGACGACGACGGGCTAGAGTTTATTCCGTCGACGGTCTCCTGCCGGTGCGGGGAAATCCGCGAGGCCGATACCTACACCGGCAGGTTCATAAAATCAAAGAGAGGCAGAAATGGCAGACGTACAAGAAGAGCTCCGAGCGGCGCGAGCGGGCCTAGCGACGGCGCTAACGGCGGCGCTGGCGGCCGTGAACGCGCCGAACGCGACGGCGGCGATGCTCGGGGCGGGGATGCAGGGAGTGCTGCAAGCGCAGCAGGTCTACAACAACACGATCGCGCGAATCCCGCTGGTGGTGATGACGGACGGACGGCTACCGATTAGCGACGTCGAGCCCGAGCAACCGGATACCCGCAGGATCGGGCACGAGATTCCAACCCGCCCGAACGCGAACGACGACGACTTACCGGTAGAGCAGATTGAAGCGCTGCTTGAGTCTACCAACGCGCGCAAATGGGCCGACACGTTTCTCGCCATCAACAAGAACCGCGCGATCGACCGCGAGTCGCTCGTCGGTTGGTTTGCAAACGCGATTGAGACGGGCAGGGACGCCGGCGTGACGCACGCCATGCGAGTTTACGGCGCGGACCTGGCTCTACTGAATAACGCCTAAACTGCGAAGGCGGTCGGTATACGTGTCCCATTCGGAGCGGAGATAATCTGCTCCGAAATCTTTGTACCGGTAGTTGTCGTACGCCGTCTTGTACTTGGCCTGGGCCTTCTTCAGTTGCCGCTTCGTGTAGTCGTCCATCTTGGCTTGACCGAAATAGCCGCCGCCGCTCGCCGTGACGAGCGCTTGCCCGAGATCGGCGCCGCTCATCCCCTTGCGCGCCGCGTCCTGCACGGCGTACGCAAAGAGCGGAACCGGGATGAAATGCGACGCGAAATACGCCGCGGCTTGCTTTCGCTGCTCCTCGACCGGCGCGCGCGGGTTCACGATGACGTTCCAGTCCGTCTCCGGTCCCTTCACGTCGCCGGAGAACGCCGCGTTGATCGTCGAGAGCGTATCAGTAACCAGGCGCGTCGGCGGGGTCGCGCGCCCGGCGAGCATCTGCTCCATCGGCTCGGCCGCTCCGAGTGCGTCTCCGCTCGCCAGCGATCCGGCGGCCTGGGCGATATGCCCGATATCGCGGCCGGGGAACGGCGGCGTGTACGGGACGCCCCCTTTGCCGTACGTCGTGAAATCGCCGGTCGGGTACGGACCCTGGTAACTCTCGGGCGATTGCTCGAGCCCAAAGTTGCGTAGCGCGTGCGAGACGCCGGTGACGTACTGCGGGTGGCGCACGAGCGTATTGACCCAAAACTTCATGTTGCCCTTGAGCCAAGGCATGAAGAAGAAGAACGTCGACCACGGACTCTTCGGATCGAAATTGTAGTAGTCGCCGAGCGCCTCGCGCACGAGCTCGCCCGCCTTTGCGTCGGAGAGTCCGCCCTTCTGCACGGCGTCGCGGAAGAGCGAGACCGCGAAGACCTGCTCGCCCTTCTGCCCGAAGGTGCGCTCGCGGTTGAAATCGCCCGCCTTCGTGAGCGCCTTGTCCGCGCGCTGGATCCACATGCGCGGGATATCGGTTCCAGCCTTCCCCGCTTCTGCCGGCGTCGTGACCACACGCGCGTACTCGCCGCCGAGCGCCGAACCACGAGGCTCGCCGAACTCGGCCGTGCCGCCGGCGACGAGCGCGCGATCGAGCCAGTGCGAATACTCCTGCGCCGTTCCGATCCACGACTCGGGGTTCTTCAGGCCGAACTGCGTCGCGAGCGACTTGGCCGCGTTGTAGCCGTAGCCGCCGACCGACCACTGCGGTCCGCCGAGGTTGTAGATCCCGCGCGCGACCGCATCGTTGCCGGCGACGTTGACGGCCGGGTGAAAGACGAAGTTGGAAATGATCGCGTTCCGCATCATCGCGACGTACTTGCCGACGAAGGTCTGCTCTTGGCCGGGCAGATACGATCCGGTCGTGCTGACGAACCGCTGCAAGCCTTTGTTCCCGCGCATGAAATCCCAAAGCTCCGGCGCGACCATCGAGCGCGCGAGCACCGGCGACTTCGCTCCGCCCATGAGGTTGATCGCCGATACCCATTCGGGCGAGCCCGCCGGTGTAATCCGCCGCGAGTCCCCGAACTGCGGCTTGTACCCAAGCTCGTCGGCGAGCCGCTGCGTCTTGACGTCGGCCCCATCGCCCACGAGGCGCGCATTGAAATCCGAGAAGGCCCGGTCGATCTTCTCGAACCGGTCGGGCTCCTCGGGGACGCCCCACCGTTCCATGCCGTGAAACGACGGTTGCCAGTGCTCTTGCGGCGGGATGCCCATTGTGTTGTGAAAGTCGGCGACGGTGATATCGCGACGAACGGATGCCGGCGCGCGCGCGATCGCGTCTTCGAAGGCGACGCGCTGTAGCCGCTGCCGGCGCCACGTGTCGTAGTTGTTCGCCGGCAGAAAGTTTTCGTCGAGCTTCCCGGACGCGACCGCCTGGTCGAGCGTCTCGAAACCCTTCCGCTGCGAGGACGGGCCGCCCGCGCCCGGCGTGCCCGGACCCATGAGCTCCTGCTCGAGCTCGTGCTGCGGCCCGAAATCGTAGGAGTTGCTCATCGGGAAATACTTCTGCCCGCCGCCAGCCTTGTCGAACTTGCGCTCTGGCGGCAGTACGCCGACGCGGTCTTGGTGATGCTCGACCTTCGCCATATCGTCGGCGAGGATCTTCGCGCGCCGCTCGAGGTCGGCGTGATCGGCTTCGAACGCGGGGTCCGGTTTGAGCCCCTGCTTCAATCGCACGACTTCGCTCTGCGCCTGCGGCGTGAGCCCACCGAAGACGTCGGTAAGGACCTGCTTGTTCGTCGGCATGTGGAGGAGCTCGTTTGGCGCGTTGATGCTCGAGATCGCGCCCTTGGCCCACTGCGACGCCTCGGCACCGCCGCGCCGGTTGAGATCGTAGAGCGGCGAGCCGAGCCCGACCGTCTTGGCGACGCCCTGCGCGACGCGATCGAGACCGAGCGCGCGCGCGGCGTCGGATGCGACTCCGAGCACCTTGCCGGCGCCTAGGCCCTCGGCCCAGGCCATCGGATTGACTTGCTCGAGTCCGAACGTCGTGAGCGCGTTGAGCGCCGGCACGCGCAGCATGAGCGCGGACGTGCGGCCTTCCGGCGAGTCGGGACGGTTCTGAGCGAGCCACCGATCCTGTGCCGGCGAGCCCGCGCCGTACTCGTCCATCGCCTGCGCCGGGTCGTGCTGGTACAGGTGCCACGCCTTGTAGACGTTCGAATTCGGGTCGTTCCACTGCTCGGCGATCGTGCGCGGCGACGGGAGCTTCGCGTTGTCGCGCTGCAAGGCGTTCGCGAGGATGAACGGCAGGTCTTGATGCCCGGCGACCTGCGCGAGCACGGAGTGCGCCATCGGCGGGAGCGTGCCGCCTGCGCTGGTTGCACCGGAGGGCGCGTCCATCGGATTCGACGCATCGGCCAGCGACGCGGGCTTCGCGCCGGGCGGAGGCGCCTGCACCGCGCCGCGGGGAGGCTTGGCCTGCGGGTCCTTCACGAACCCCTGCGAGGGGTCGGGCTTGAACCCCGGCGGAGCGACCGTCTGATCGGGCATCACCTTGGCGAGCTCGGTATGAATGTGCGCCGGCGCGTCGACGAAGGCGCGCGCGCGAATATCGGCCGGAAGCGCCCGGTAGATTTGCGACGGCACCCCGACGCGCGTATTCGGCGTCTCGAGCACCTTCTGGATGTAGCTACGGATCGTCGGCGTAAGCGTCGTGCCGACCGACTCGCCGTTGATCGTGTCGACGTCCATCGCGCGGCCGTCTAAGTGCGGGTCGTTCGGCGCGTAATGGTGCCCCTGGTTGAAATCGTAGATCCCCAGGTGAAACGTGTTCGCCAGGCCGTCGACGATCGTGCGGAACTCGTCGCGGATGCCGCCGGCGGCGAACTTCGTCCAGCGCGTAAGGTAGTCGCCGACGACGTTGACGCCAGGGTTGACGCTGTAGAGGCCCGACGGCGTCTGCTTCGGCGGCGGATTATCGGAGAGCGCGCCCTTCGGCAGCGCTTCAGGCTGCGCGCCGGTCGGAATACTCGAGCGTTTTGCGCCCGGCGGTAACGGGTCGCTCGGAACGGCGCCGGCGGGGAGCGGAGCGGTCACTGCGGGACTTTGGTGCCGTCGCTAAAGTACCAGCCCGTCTTGCCGGCGATGTGGCCGATCGCCCGACCCTTGACGACGTAGCCGCCGTCGGTCCATCCGGAGGTCGCCTGCGCTCCCGGCGTCGACTGGCCGCTCGAGTTGACGGCGCTCGCCGCCGTCTGTGCCGCGGTATTCGCCGCCATCGTGCTCTGATCGGGGCCGGTGTAGTGCTTGAAGTAGTGCATGCCGCGCGCGTCCATCTGATCGACGAGCGAGTTGTAGGCGTCGATCTGATTCTGGATATCCGCTTCCATCGGCGCGTTCACGCCACCGCCCTTGCCCGGATTCTGGAGCGCGGTCTGGAGACGCTGGTTGTACTCATTCACGGCGCCGTTGATCGACGAGAGCAGGCCGCGCGCCGTCGTGATGAGCTCGCCCGGCTTGACGCTGCCGCCGCCTTTGATCGGCCGGCCGTTCGCGTCGATGTACCCTTCGGACTGGTCCTTGGCGAGCTTCTCCTGGAGGTTGCCGGCCGACGTGTTGGCGTTCTGCTGCCGCGTCGCTTGCTCGGTCGACCACTGCGAATTCTTATCGTTGAGCACCGTGTACTTGTAGGAGTGCTCCCAGTCGGCGTTGTTCTGCTCGAGCGTGAACTTGCGGTTCATTAGGTTCAACGTCTGCTGGCGCAGGAAGCCGCTCTGCGTCACCTGCGCCTGGCGAATCCGAAGCGCGCCGTCGAGCTCGCCCTTGATGTTCGCGTCAAGCTCGGCGTTCTGCGCCGGCGAGAGGTACGGTCGGTACGTCGCCACCGAGAGCCTGATTTGGTCGACCGTCGCGCCGTCGCGGATATCGTTGCCGATCGCCGTCGCCGCGTCGTGCGCGAGCGTGATCTGCTGCGTCGGGTCGAGCGACGGGTTCGAGTTGAGCCACTTCGGGTCGAAATCCGAGAGGTCGTAGCCGCCCTGGCGGAGCGCCTCGGTACGATCCTGCGGCGTCATCCCCGAGAGCGTCTTGAAATCGTTGAGCCCGAGCGTGCGCCCGAGCATGGCGTTCACGTCGAGACGGAGCGGACCGGCCTTCGGATTGCCGTACGCGCCGGCCGCATCGGAGGGACCGCCAGCGCTCGGGGTCGGAGTCTGCGGCGCCGTCGCCGCTGCCGCCGCGGCGGGGTTGCCGGCGGCCGCAGCCGCAGCTGCACCGGGAGCGCCACCGGGCGCCGTCGCCGGCCCAACGCCCTGCGAGGCGTCAGCCTGCGCCTTGTTCTTCTGGATGATCGCCTGCACGTCGGCTTTGAGCTCGCTCGGCCCGCGTCCGACCGCGGCGGCAGCGCGCACGAGCTTGGCATGGAACGCCGGGTCGCGCAGCTGCGTCGGGTTCGCGGCGGCCTGCTGGAGCAAGGTCGTGTAGGCTTGCGCGAGCGGCGCGAGCTTGGGGTCCTGGAAGGCGTCGGCCGGATGCACCGGCTGGCCGGGTGCGCCCGCAGGAGGCGCCGCGCCACCGGGTGCCGCTTGGGCCGGCGCGCCGACCGTCATTCCGGGCGATTGCGGGGCCGCTGGCGCGCCTGCCGGCGTCTGCGGCGGTTGACCCGCCGGAGCGGCCGCAGGGGCCGTAGCGCCAGCCGTAGCCGCAGGCGCACCGCCTTGCGACGTGTCGGTCGACTGATCCGAGCCGCCCTGCGAGCCGAGCATCGGCGGCACGGGCAGATGGTACATCCGCGCAAGCTGCTGGATGTGCGCGATGAAGGTCGGGTCCGATCGCAGCGCGCGATTCGTCACCGCCGGCGCGAGTGCGTTCGCGAGCACCTGCTGGCCGACTTGCTGGAGCTGCGCCTCCTGGTAGGGCGCCTGGGCGACGGCGCCGCCGACCGCCGACGCGAGCTCCGCGACCGGGTTGGGGGCATACGCCTTACCAAAGTTGATAGCCACTACGCAACCTCTTCCTTCGCGCTCTTGAGGATCGCCGGGTGCACGTCGATTCCGAGCGCTTCTAACTTCCGCGCGTCGTCCTGTAGCACTTTCACGCCGTCGGTCCGCAGTTGCAGCTTCGAGACGCTCTTGTGCACGTCGCCGGCAAAGTCGAGCACCGCTTCGCCCATCGTCTCGAGATCGTCCCCGACGGCGACGGCTAGGCCGATGATACCCTCGGGCGAGGCGACGTAGAGACCCTCGCCGGGCTCGTGCGCCACCTGATAGGCGACGAACGGCGGCGAGAAGAGATCCCCGAGATCGTGCGGGAGCGGAATCCCCATCGCCGAGTGCTCGTCGTCCTTCTCGACCGTCTCGTGCGGATACGGCGGGGCGGAGAGCCGAACGCCATAGGCGAGGTCGTCCGAGATAGTCGTGCCGCCCTGGCCGGTCGCCAGGAACCACAGGAACGCCGAGAGGTCGTCGACCAGCAGCGCGGCCGTCGGTTCGGAGTCGAACCCCAGGCGCGGCGTCGTCTCGAGGTAGTACACCTTGCCGTCGTCGTCGGAGACGCGAAAGTTGTAGGCGTAGATCCCCGGAGGCGCGCCCTCTGCCCGGTAAATCTCCGCGAGCCGATCGAAATTCACGTCCTCGGCAAAGGCCGGATGCTCGTCCCACCATAGGCAGTTGACCGCGCAGCCGGTCGACGGGCCGAAATCGCCGGCCATGAAGCGCTTCTTCTCCATCGTGAGGCCGTAGGGGCCGACGAACGCCTGGCCGTTCCACCACCGGTTGATATCGAAATCGACGCTCTCGCGCCCGCCGATGAGCTCCTGGACGATGAACTTGACCCGATCGCGGTAGCGCTCGCGCAGATGCTTGAGGTACTCCACAAGTTGCTCGCCGGTTGTGCATACCTGCGTCGCGTCGGACTCGAGGTAGTCGTCGCTCTTGAAGACGCCGCCCTCGCGCGATCCGCTAAAGGCGTTGATCGCGTCGGAAATCGAGGTGAAGGCCCGGAACTGCGGGATGTTCATGCCGCACGCCGCGGCGACGTCTTGGCCGAACTGCCGGTCGTCCTCGAGCTTGTCCGCGAACGCCCCACCGCCGACGACGTAGAGCCCGTCTTCCCGAAGAGCGTCGGCCTTCTCGCCGTACTTGGACTGGCAGAAGAGCACGACGGTCTCTTCCGGCGCTTCCTTCGCCCAGGCGACGAGGCGATCGTAGGATGCTTCCTTCGTGACGAGCCCCTTGCCGACTTCCCCGTTCGGGCACTCGGAGGTATCGGACCACACGCGCACGTCGGCGCCCTCGGCCTGCAACCGCAGCCACCAGGACGTACCGCAGCCCCAGGCGTCTGCGATCGCGACCCTCACGGTTGCGGACTACCGCCGGGGTTCGGATTGAACTCCTGCGCCTGCTGCTGGTGTAACGACTGAGAGTATGAGTCGGCGGCCTGATTGTTCTTGAAAAATCCGAGGTTCTCGCCAGTCTGCACAAAGTGCTGAAATGCTTCGTGCGGGTCGACGATACGGCCGCTCGTTCCGTCAGGGTTCCACAGCACCGTCGGCAGCAAGACCGCCGAGCCTGGAGGCAACCCGTACTTTTTGGCGAGCTCGGACGGCAAATCGAAACTGGCCGACCGTACCGTGCTGATAGACCCGTCGGGATTGCGTACGCGCGGCCGATGGTGAATGTTGATATTACCGGGCTTAAGCAGCCCCTGTGCAGTGTTCGGGTCGAACGAAGCCATTGGCGAAGGGCTCACCGCGTCTTCCAGTGACGCGGTCCCATCCAGACCGACCATTCCTGATAGTGGCGGCTTGCTCGTTGCCGAGCCGTCCATGCTAGGCCGCGATACCGAAGAGCGGCAGAAGCGAGGTAAGGCCCGAGGCGATCCCCGAGAACGGGTTGGACTGGTTCTGTGCGTTGCCCATTTCTTGCTCGAGGAGCGACGTCCAATCGCTCGCGCCGTACTCCTGGGCGCCAAGGCCAGCCTGCGCCATCGACCCCTCTTGCGAGAGCGCCGACTCGAGCTCCTGAATGTCTTGCTCGGAGAGCCCGGCCATACCCGACGCAGCGTTGCCAGCCAGCGCGCCGGCGCCGCTGAGATCGGTCGCGTACTGCGAGCCGGCCGCTTCGGTCGCGCCGACGGTTCCGGCGGCCTCCTGAAGCTCCTGGCCGGCGACGGCGCCGTACTCCTGGCCCGCGGCCTCCTTGGCCCCGAGCTCTTGCTGCTGCGCCATCGAGCCAAGCTGCGCGCCGGTCTGCATACCCGCCTGCGCGGCCGTGTTGAGGCCCTCTTCGAACGCCGCGCCGGGGTTGGCGACGCCACCCATCTGCGCCTTCATCGTGCGCGCGGCCGAGTCGGCAGCGTCGGACGCAACGGTCGTCGCCTCGCCGAGCTCCTTGGGCTGCAAGCCGTGCCAGTTTTCGAGCGCCGAGGCGTTGGAGAGCTCGCTCTCGATCGACCCGGACGGTAGCGACGTGAAGAGGCCGCCTTCGCTCTGGATCTGGCCCGGATACGGTGACACGCCAAGTTGCGAGCCGTAGCCCGCTTCGCTGCCGTAGCCGCTCGCCGCGGCGCCCTGGTAGCCTTTGATCGCCGCCGGGTTGCTGCCGATGATGTTGTTGAGCGCGGGCTGCGCGTTCGCCGCATAGTTGCCGTACAGGTTCGAGCCCTCGCCGGTGAGCGCGCCGAGGTCCTTTTGCAACTGGTCGCCGGTCTGCGTCATCGCCGCGTCTTGGGCGCTCTGCTGGCCGAAATCCGAGATCCCGCCAATGATATCGGCGATCCCGCCCAAACCCGGCCCGAGCATGCTGGAAATACCCTGCTTGCTCGAGCCCGAGCCGTTCGAGCCGGCCGGGAAGCCGTACTCGGATACGCCGATTCCGCTGTCGAGGGGACTAGACACTCGCGCCTCCATCGTAGACGTAGACGACGCTACGCGGCTTGATGCCGAAATAGTGCTCCGCGCGCTGCTGGCCGCGCTTGTTCGCAAAGACGATTCCACCGAACCAGCGCGGGATGATCTTCTCGTCGACGAGCAGTTTGAGCAGCTGCAAGCCCACGTACCCGGCCCGCACGCCGTCGCGCGTCGGCGCAGGGTAGTAGTCCGTCACCTCGACCGCGCGGTCCGGGTTCACAAAGATACCGACGACGAGCGAAACCGCGCCGCCTTTTGCAAAACCGAACCACCGGATTGCCGGCGAGCGCCACGGTTTGGCAACGCCGATCCGCTGATAGAACGCATCCATCCGCGTTTGTACGATCTCGTCCTTTTCTTGCAACGGAACGACGTCGTACCCGCCGAGAATCCGCACGCGCTAAATGCGCCCCGACCGGCCGCCACCTGCCGGGACTGGTCCGCCGGCGACTGGCCGTGGCATCGGACGCGGGCCGAACCCGGTGATCGGACGCGGGCTGAAGCCGGGCGGCTGCGGCTGCGGGGTCGGGCGCGGTTGCGGGCGCGGGCCGAATCCCATGCCGGGCCGCGTGATCGGCGGGTGCATGCGCTGGCCGCCGGCGCCACCTGGGCGCGGACGCGGACGCGGTTGCTGTTGCTGCGAGCCGCCCAAGCCGAGCATCTGCGCGAGCATCGGCTTGAATCCCATTCCGGCACCGCCGCCGGCGCCACCGCCGCCTGCGGTCGCCATGCCCGGCGAGCGCCGCGGACCCGGAACGCCTTGGCCTGGACCCATGCCGCCGCCGACGATCGGAAGCGGAATCGGCTGGCCGCCGCTACCACCACCGCCGGGCTGCATCGTGGGCGGACCGCTGCCGCTGATGCCGCCGCTCGAACCGGGGTCGCCGCCGTACAGCGAGCCTTCGTACCCCTCGCCGTAGCCGTACCCGCCGTTCCCGTAGCCGTCGTAGCCTTCCGAAATGCCGTTATACATGGGGCGATTCTACCTCCTAGGCGCGTTTGCGCGCACTATTGCGGGGCTCCTATTTGTTCTTGCCGATATGCCAGCCGTGCCCGTCGGGGCACCGGTACACGTGGGTCGCCCTGGCGTTGCGACCGACGGCCGACGCGATCTGCTCGAACGCCTCATCGAAGCTCGAGAACGGACGCTTGGGATGCCCGTCGGCGCGGTAGCACTGTCGCTCGGGCACCTGCACAAGAACTACGACGTGACGGTCGGCGGTCTGCATAGCATGACGATCCAACCGGAAGCCGTGAGGGTCTGCGCCGAGCACCCGGCCGGCGAGAAGAATCGGAAGGCCCCTTGCACCGACGCGGCCTGGTACGTCTGCCGCGCAGAGAGCACCCATAGCGGCGAGCCGGGGTTCACCGGCGGTCCGATTCCGAAGACGAGGCTCTTGGAATACCCGAGCAGGCCGCACCCGGTCGGCAGCGTCGGAAAGAAGACGTCGGCGACGATGATGCCCGTCGCGCCGACCACGAGCGAAAAGTTGACCGGGAGCCCCGCGGGCGAGTACGTGTACGGAACGTCGACCAGCGCGCCGGCCGCGATATCCGGAATGTTTACCGTGAAACTATCCGAGCTCGAGCCGAGCGTTTGGAGCTCGACGGCGTTGGCGATCGCCGGCGGCCGAACCGGGAGCGAGTTTGCGGCGCCGCCGCCGGTCGGGTAGACGATCCCGACGCCCGGCACGTAGTACGGCGTGACGCGCTGGACGTTGCTCATGCTGCACGCCGAGCACGAGCGCGCTGCCTGGCGCATTGGCGACACGCGCGGTGCCCGCTTTTTCTCAGGTGCGTCGTCTCAGCCGTGAAGACGTGACCCTGCGGGCACGCTGATTTTGACGGGCGCCGGCCCTTTTCCAGGCAGTCAAGTAGATTGTCGCGAGCCGTCCCGAGAAATAAATGAGAGGGCTCGAAGCAAGGCGGGTTGTCGCAGCGGTGGAGCACCATCATCCCGACCGGGATAGGCCCATTCGCTTCCTCGAAGGCGACGCGGTGAACGTAATACAGCTTTCCCTCAATTGAGATTTGCCCGTATCCGGCCGCGATCTTAGATCCGCGCCATTCTCTGCATCCGTCGGCGGTCACAGTAGAACGACCCTCTAAGCGCTCACTTACACTAGACACGAACGGCGAACTCACGAACGATCTTGCCGTGCGCTTCGACCTTCCAAATCTGCACGGGCGTCGTCGCGCCGATCTTCGGCTTGAACTTGACCTCGAGCGAGAGGAGCGTGCAGTTGGCGTACTCCTGCGGCACCTTCTGAAGCAGCGGGTACGGATCGTTGAGATTGAACGTCGTGCTATACGGCTGGTACTGGCCCTGCAACGTCTTCTTGTCGAGATCCCGGTGGAGGATGACCTCGACGGAAGCGTCCTGCGGGGGCGCCTCGACCAGCAGCCACTCCACGGTCTTGCGGTACTGCGGCGTGTCGACGTCGCTCGCCGGGCCGGCCCAATCGGATTCGACCGGCAGGCCCAAGTCGAAGACGGGGTCGGAAAACCACGAGTCGATGATGTTCGTCCCGGTCCGCACGCCGACGACCTGATTGTACGTCGGGCTGTCCGATACGTTCGTCGGGTCCGAGCCGACGCTGCGAAGCTGCGCGGCGTTGGAAAGCGCGAACGGAAGCGCGCTCCACTGCGCCGTCGGCGCGTGCCAGCAGAGCGTGATGTTGTTCTCCGGGAACGACCAGCAGAAATAGTTTTGCCAGTAGAAGCCGACGGCCGTCGTCTGCGTACCGGGCGTGAACGTCTGCAAGAGCTCGTAGACGTCGTCAGAGATATACGTCAGGTTCGATCCGTCGAAACTCCAGAAGCCGCTGTCGGCCAGCCACGCGAAGATGCCGCGCCCGACGACGCCCGAAAGCGGCGCGACGTTGCCGACCGAATCGAAGAGGGTGATGACCTGGAACGTGTTCTGATCTTGGCCGGTGACGAGCCAGGAGTCGCCTTCACGCTGCGCGATGAGGAGCGAGCCGAACTTCGTGAGCGAGACCGGAAGCTCGCCGTAGGGAACCTGATAATCCACGCCCACCTGCGCGGGCGAGGTGTTTTCGTTGCCGACCAGTAGCACTTGCGCGACGTCGTCGAAATTCCACCCCTGCCCGACGTTGCTGTACCATATCTGCGTCTGCGGCTGCTGCTGCGTCGCGGCGTTCTGCACGAGCGCGAAGACCCACATCCGATCGAGGTACTCGGCGATCGGCCAGGTCGCGTCCGGGCCGACCGGCGGCGGCTGGCCCGAGAAGGCGAGTTGCCGGTTCCCCGAGATCGACTGGTCGCTGGCGCTGTCGGTGTACGTCGAGAGCGACGTCTCGGCCACGAAGAACCATACCGGCTGATTCGTCGACTGGCGGTAGATCCCGATTTTATAGTCGAGGCCGTCGGCGTTGATGCCGCCGCCGATCCCTGAGATTTGCACCGCCTGCGGCGCGTCGGCAGGCAGAAGGTTCTTGTGGAACGGGTACGGCGCGTTGGCGCCGAGCGGCGCCGTCTCTTGCTTGACGTTCCCGTTGATCGTCGGAATCGAGACGATGACCGTGAAGGCGTACCAGTATTCTTGCGGCGCGAGCTCCTCATCCGCCGGAACGTCGACTTTATTGAGAACCGGCGTGCTGCTGTACTTGGGATACTGCCATTCGCAGAGCGCGAGCGTCTGCTGCGGCGTCCCCGGATAGGACGTGTCGGGCGTGACGTACATTTGCCGGCCGTTATTGAGAAACAGGTTTCCGTCGCACGCGACGCCGAGCGTGAACGTGCTCCCGATATCGCCCAGGTCCGTGATGAGGTCGTTCGCGTAGTCGTAAAAGTTGAGCCGACTGGTGGAGTCCTGCGCGATCCAGTACGGCCGCGCGGCGCCGACGTCGAAGCGCACGAGCGCGCCGATGTTTTCGAGCGAGGCGAACTGCTTGAACTGCTTGCGCCCGTAGCCGCCGGTCAGCGCCATGTGGAAGCGCTGCACGTCGACGAAGCTCGAGGAGTCCGCATCCGACGGACCCTGCGCCGCGGGGCGCACGGGGTTGAAGACGCCCGGCCGGTGCGGCTTCATGCCGCCGAACGGTCCCAGGCCGTAGAGAAGCTGCGCTCCGGTATCGGCCATTAGTGCCCGATGAGCGTCGCTTTGAAGACGAGGAAGGCGGCCGAGGCGTGCGAGTTAACCGTGACGGTGCCCGAGCACGTGAGCGTCGCGCTCGGCGTCGCCGATCCGGCGCTCGTGATCTCGTCGGCGCAGGCGATGTAGCGCGTGTACTGCGAGCCGTCCATGCCGCCGTTCGCGCCGGTACTGAGCGAGATCGTCGCGACGTCGCCGGCCGTGCCTTCGGCCGCGTCCAGGCCCGCGACGTACGCCTCGAGCAGATACGTGCCCGCCGGCAACGGCCCGAGAGTGATCGTGCCGCTCGGGTTCGTTCCGGTGAGCGCGAGCCGCTTGCCGTAGACCGGCGTGCTCCCGAAGAAATCGACCGACAAGTCGATCTCCTGGCCGCCGCCGGGGTTCGTGACGTTGACGCTGCCGTCTACGCTGCCGATGACGACGGCGCCCGTGACCGCGCCGGGACTGAGCGAGAGGACGCCCGTGTTCTCGAGCTCCCACTGGAACGTAGCGTCCTCGATCGTATGGCTTCCGTTGACGGTGATGCCGAGGCCGCCTTTGAGGTACGGGTTCGCAATCCCCGTTCCGCCGTAGCCGGTAACGAGCGGCGTCCTGAGATTGAGCGTCGGGTTCTGCGCGCCGCCGCTCGTGTAGAGCGGCTCGTTCGCACTGACCGTCTGCACACCGCCGGCGCCCTGCGTCGCGTTGATCGTCTGATTCGGCCAGGCGCCGGAGATCGTGATGTTGGCGCCGGCGATGAGCGAGGGCGCGGTTTGTCCGCTGCCGCCGTAGGCAACCGCGAGCGGCGTCGCGAGCGCGATGACCGGCGCGGAACTCGTGCCTTCATTGACGATCGGCGCGATGACGGCGATATCGAGCACCGGCGGCGTGCCGGCCGAGAACGGCGTGAACGGCACGCTCGAGGCGTAGAACCAAAACATCGCCGACGGACCGGAGATCGTGACGACTGGCGCGTCGTTGGGGATCGGCACGAGCTCGGCCACGGCGCCGTCGGTGACGTAGAACGGCGTGCCCGTCGCGCTGTCGCCGGCATAGAAACTCATCGGCCCTTGCGGCGCCGGGAACCACAGGCTCTTGACGGCCAGGCCCGACACGAAGGAAACGGTGTACGGAACGTAGCCGGGATTCGCTTCTCCCCATTCGACCCACTGGTCGCTGCCGAGCGGCCCGGCTTGACCTAGCGGGTAGACGGATACGCCGTAATCGGTCGGTTCGGGAAGGCTCATGTTGCGCTAGGACCTCCGATGAGAAGACGTGCGAGCCCCGAGAACGCCCACACGTAGTACGTCGACGAGCTCGAGCCGGAAAGCGTCACCTGCGTCGTGCCGATCGGCATGGGAATCGTCTGCGGATTCGTCATGCTCGAGGGCGGCGACGCCACGTAGAACGGATTCCCCTTCGACGGCACCGGTTCCGCGCTGCACGAGAGCACGAAATTGAGCTTCGGCAGGTAGATCGACCCGATAGGCTGGTCGTCCGGGAGCGTGATGACGAGCGCGCCGTTGTTCGGTATCCACTTGAAGACCTGCGAGTACGGCGGCCCGTTCTGCTGGATCCAGCCGATTCGACCGGTCTGCGGCGTCTCCAGAACGGTGCCTACGGCGTACATAGCTGCTTCCAGAGCGGCGTGTACCGCGAGGTTGCCCACACGGGGATCGACGGCGGCGACGAGCGCGCCTTGTTCGTGACGACCCACACCGTGCTCACCGGATTGCCGTTCGAGAACTCGATTTGCAGCGAGCCGGCCTGCGGGTTCCAGGTGATCCACTGCTCTTCTTCGGTGAGCGTCGCGGCAATATCAACGTCCATGCCGTTACTGAGGATGACGGACGAATCGAGCATACCGATCGGCACCGTCTCGGCGCCCATGTCCTCCATCTTGTAGAAGACGCCCGAGACGTTCCCCGTGAAGATGATCGGATACGGCAGCAGGCACGGCACGACGGCCGGCGGGCCGATCGCCTCGGTGATAAGTTGCGTGATGCGCGCCGGGCCGACCGGCGGACCGATCGGCTCGAGATAGAGTTGCGTGACGCGCGCGGCCTTGTCTTGCGGCCCAATCGCCTCGACCGTCTCCTGCGTGACGCGCGCCGTCGAGAAGACGGGGGCGAGCGCCTCGACGTACAGTTGCGTGATGCGCCCGTTGCCGGGCTCGAATCCCAGGACCTCGACGGTCTCCTGGGTGATCCGGCCGAGGCCGCTCATGCGTTAGCTCGCGAGTTTAGCGGCGACCTGCAACGTCGACAGGTCCGCAAGAACCCACGGAGCCGACGTAAGCGGGTTCGTGCTAAACGGCGTCGTGTTCATCTTGTACGTCGTGCCGAGCGGCCACGCCGAGCCGTACGAGCGCGTCGTGCCGTTGCCGACGCCGAGCTCGATCGTGCGGCCGCCGCCGCCCGTATCCTGGCGCTGGTCGGAAATGACCGACACGCCGTAGACGCCGCTGATACCGAATGGCGCCGTGAGCGTACACGCCTCCTCGTCACCGGGGTTGCTGTCGCTGATGTACGTCGTATCGCCGTCGGGCGGCACTTCGTGCAGGCAATTCCATCCGGGCGTCGCGCCGTTCGGCGTCCAGGCCGACTCTTGGCCGACGCCGGCCGTGAACATGGGAATCGAGATACACGGCCCGAGCGGACCGTTGCACGGAGCCGAGCCGGTCGTATCGTTGGCGTACGTCGAGTCCACGACGACGGGGGTCCCAGTCGCGCCGCTGCCGCCGGCCACGATACCGAGCGAGCCGCCGACGAGGACGGAGTGAATCGTCGATCCGTCGGGCAGGTTGAGCAGGTTCGCGACGTCGATCGCCGTCAGACCGGCGACCGCCGCACCGTCGAGATAGACCGTGACGGCGTTCGTGCCGGCGAACGTGCTGATTTTGATTTCGACTTCGTGCCGGTTGCCGAACGTGAAGACGCCGGACGCCGACGAGTAGTTGGTGTAGCTGCCGTATAGCACCGTAACCTGCATGCTACCGTCGGCGCTCACGCAGACGGCCAGGCCGCCCGTGTTGACGTTCGAGCCGATAAGCATGAGGCCGATCGAGCCCGCCCCGAACGAGGTGACGTTGAAGCCGGCGCCGACGATGAGGCCGTTCCCGTTGACCGAAATCGCGATGTTCGGCAGAAAGACGGCGTTACTGGAGCCGTTGCAGTGGATCGTGTTGATGCCCTGCGGTCCATCGGCGGAGCCTACGGTCGGCGATCCGGCGACCGCAGCGTACGCGCCGGGCAGAGCCGCCGTGTTGATGTTATTCGCCGAATAGTTAAAGAGCAGTGCGATGACACGCCTCCTGACTCGTTGGCATATTCTCTGCACGCCATTGAACGAGCGCGGCGTGCGCGGATTCCGGGGTCGGGAATGAACCGAAGCAAACCGTTCTTCCCTTGAAGCGCTGCTGCGCGTACCAGGGGTTGCGGTTGTTTGTCGCGCTGAAATAGACTCCGCGATACCCGCTTGTGTTGTTTTTCGGAAGAGCCGTGCGGTTCCACTGATTCTCGCTCGGCGTTACGTTACGCAGGTTTGCGCGCCGGTTGTCCCAGGTGATTCCGTTGATATGGTCGACCTGCATACCGGGAGGCGTACCCATAATCTCGCGGTGGAGAAGAACTCCAACCCACTTCCCGTTCACCCGAGAGAGGCGCGCGACGTAGCCTGCTGGCGTCAAAACCCAGGCGTGCCGACGCACCAAGTGCGCGTCCGCTGCGTCAACGAAAAAGACGTTGACTTTAGTCTTGGGTTTTGACGCCAGGGCCATCAAACAATCTCCTTGCTAGTTGGGGACCGCTTCGAACTCGACCGAGCCGTTCAGCTTTTCGGTGAGCGTGTAACTCGTGCCGAGAATCGTCGCTTGCTGCGTTTTGTCGAAGGTGCCGCTCTCCTTAAGCGAGCCGCCGACGCCGGTCAGGATGCCGATGAGCAGCGCGAGCAGTTTTTGCGCCCACGGCGGGAGCGCGTTCGGGTCGATCGTCGGGAGCTTTGCGGCGGCGGCGACGAGCTCTTCGTGCGTCGGGACGTGCCAGCCGGGGCTTCCGGCGCCTGCGCCGACGGGGTTCTCGTTTGCGGTCATGGTCGTTCCTTTCGGGAAGGTGTTACTGTGCGGGCGGCGGCGTTGGTGCGCTCGACGTCCCGTACGGATGAGCAAAGTATAGCAGGACGCCGGTGAGAATCGTACCGGCCGCCGCGCTCACGCCCTGCGCCGTCGGATGCTGGATGATGTAGACGAGACCCTGGTTCACCTGCGGGATCGCGATGATCGTCGCCAGGCCCGTGCCGATCGCTACCCACACGGTGCCCTTCTTGTTGATCGAATCGAGCGGCTTGGGAGCCGGGGTCGTCGGATTCGTATTCATGCCGTTTCCTCCAATGGATTTCGTTCGTACTTGGCGAGCTTCTTCTCGAGCTCGCGGATACGCTCTTCTCCCTGGTCGACGCGCGCGACGAGGCGCGGCACGGCATAGGCTGGCCCACACATGGAGCCCGGCCAGTCGCTCATCGTATGGCGAAGCGACTCGAGCTGCCTGTCCGAAATCGGGTCGTATACGATCTTCTCTAGTGCTTTATCCATGCGTCACCGTATGAAATGAACGCCGACGAGGGTGGCGATGACCGTCACCGCAGCGACGACGATCGCGATGAGGTTCTGATTCGAACGCACGAGGATCGTTTCGTACTTATCTCGCGTCTCTCTCTGCGCTTGTTCTTGGATAGTCATACGCTCCTCCAGTTGGCCGGTTCTCCATGCGATGATACCCAAATCGCTCCTGCGTTCAGCGTCCACCTGCTCCCGTCTCTCGTGCCTTTCATAGAGCTTGTTTAGGTTAGATTCGAGGGAGCGCAACCAGGCCGCTTGCGCCTGGACCGTGCCCTCGATTGCTGAAAGTCGCCAGGCGTCGCCTTTGCCTGGGAGCAAGCGCTCCGGCCGCGGATCGTTTTGCTCGCTCCCCACCTCAAGATTAGAGCCCCAGCGTCGCCACGAGCGTCCAGATTTGCGCCTGCGTGAGCGCCGACGGATAGACGGCGAACCCGCAGATTCGGCCGAGATACGGCTGCGTCGGCCCGCCCGAGAGTTGCACGCCGATCGCGCCCGCGTTCCCGTTATTGAAGCCGGGGGCCGACGACGAGACGAGTACCGGGTCGCTGTTGAGATAGAGCGTCGTATGCGTTCCGTCCCACACGATGAAGCGGTCGATCGTCGTCTCGGACCCTATTAAGGTCAGATAGTTGACGTTCGTGCTGTTGAGGGTGATGTTATCGCCCCAAAACTCCGAGCCGATCGCGTTCGTGAAGAGCGTGAGCTCGAGATCCGTCGCGGTCGAGTCTATCGTGAAGAGCCGCTCCGCGGTCGTCGCGCTGATCGTGCCGTTGACGTTCCACGCGGGACCCTTCGAGCAGAGCTCGAGCGTGAAATGCCCCGACGTTGGGAGCACCGACGCCGGCACGAGCACGTAGCCCGAGGCCGCGGTTCCCGGCAGGTAGACGCTCGTGCGCCCGTCGCTCGTGACGCCCGGCGCGCCGCAGACGATCGTGCTCGCGGTCGTCGGCGTCGGGAGCGGAACCGGCGCTCCGCCTGCGTCCGAGATCGAGTTGCACCCGTTGGCGTCCCCGAAGCCGTACACGTGATTGGCGCCCAGGCCGAGCGCGATCGTCGACCAGAGGCTCGAGGAACTCTTCAGGTAGACGTTCGGCCCTGGCGAGGCGCCACCGCAGCCCGCCGGGATGCTGATGAGGGCACCGGGTCCTACGCCGGGCGACGCGCTGCACGCGGTCGACGTCACCTGTGGCGATGGAAGCGGGGACGGCTGGCATCCGGCCGGGATCGAAAGAGTGCTGGCAGCAAACGCCGGAGCAGCCGCGCAAGCCGTAGACGTAACGCTCGGAAAGGGGGTCGGCGTACACGTATTCGTTATCGTGCCGACCGCCGGCGGCGTTGAAACGCTGATACAGTTGCCGGCCGCTGGCGTCGAGGGCGGACCCGGCGGCGGGCTGTAGTTGGGACCGCAGACCGGCAGGCCGCTCGCGTCGGTGTAGCACCCGCTCGGAAGCGGCGTCGCCGCCTCGAGGCCCGAGCCCTGGCTGAAATAGCCGACGATCGAGAGCGCGAGCGCGACTCCGCAGAAGACGGTAAACAGGCGTTTCACTACGGGTATCCTCCTCCGTATTGCGTATTTCGGCGCCACGAGCGCCCGACGTACCGCGAACGGTTCGTTTGGTAGTTGATCCGGTCGTACGAGCGATAGCTCTTCGCCCAAAACATCATCTGATTTATCTGCTCGCGGTACTGCGCCGAGGCCCAATCCCGCGTGCGCGAGTTGGCCGAGTCGTCGGATGCGAGCATCATGTCGACGAGCCCGGCCGTGAGGCAGTTGATGAAGTTGTTCGGGAACCAAATGCGCTGCCCGACCGACGTCAAGGTGCGCGGCTGCGTCACGCTTGCGTTCCACGTGTACGGCCCGACGTAGGCGTCGCTTATGCACATATCGACGACGAGGTTGGGGATGACGTTCCCGCTTCCGTCGGTCAGCGCCGAAGCGTTCGGGGCCGGCACGACGACGAGGTTGCCGCCGTGAATCGCGTACACGCCCGGCGAGCGGCCCATCGTCCAGGGAGCCGTGAACGAGCGCAGATTCGTGTAGGTCGGCATCGGAAAGCTCGTCGGCGGCTGCACGGTCCAGGACGGAACGTACGCGCCGGCGTTTCCGGTCGGCCCGTCGCTGTTGGCGGTCGGCGTGCCAAACCCGGTCGAATCGTAGTAGCCGATCTGCTGGCCCTGGAGCGTCGAGAAATCGGTCTTCGTGAGAAGCTGGCCGTTGAGCCACACGCACCCGGTGCCGTCGTCGATCGGCGCTTCGGGCAGCAGGTAGGCGCCGACGCCGGCGACCGTCGCCGTCGAGATCCGCGCGAACGGGAACTTGACCTTCGTGATGACGTCGAGGCACACGAGATCGAGCAGACCGAGGAGCGCGTCGTTCGAGTAGGTGCCCGGTTCCGGGTCCTTCGCGAGCGTGCGGGCCGGCTTGAGTACCTGGGAAGCCAACACGTCGCTATTGTCCTAGGTTGGCGGGAGTCTCCAACGCCGAGTACACGATCACGTTACCGGCTTGTAGAGGTTGGAGCCACGCGGCGAACTCTTGCCAGTCGGCGTTGAGCATGCGCGTACACCCGAAGGTTCGGTAGAGACCCTGGTTCGCGGCGAGCGGGACGGGCGAGTTAGAGCCGCCGCAGTGGATCATAAGAGCGGAGCGGTCGAAGCGCGTAAGCTGCGCGAGCGGCGCCTCGACGCCGCCGATATTAGCGGTCAGTCCGCTCACGGTGGCGTATCCGCCTTTGACGAGTTGCACGATCGAGTCCGCGTCGACGTCCGACACCGGGATTTGCCCATAGCCTTCGCTCTCGTTCGGCGTGTCGAAAACGTCGACGGGTCCGAGCACGTAGTGCCCAATCGGCATCCAGCACGCATGCCCCCACGGGGGCGCCGGATTCTCGTCGTCGTCGCTTACGTCGTAGTTGCCCCACGCATCAAACCCCGCGCGGTACTGCTTCCACAGCGATCCGTCGCGCGTGAAGATTTTGAGCGTGTTCGAACTACGAGCCGCGACGAGGTGGATCACTTCTTCTTGCGAGCCTTCCGCATGCCCGAGCCCATCTTGGACCCCATCTTGCCGCCCATCGCCTTCTTCTGCGCGGGTTGAGACTTACGCGCACCCGGCGCCTTGGTGGCGCCGAACGGCATACCCTTGGCCTTGCGCGCGCCCTTCTTCATCTTGGGCTTGCCGGCGAACTTTACGCCGCGCGCGGTCTTGCCGCCGGCCGGTTTGCGAGCCTTGGGCATCGTCGCTTTCTTCATCATCGCGTTTCTACCAAGTCCTTTCGATTGAGCTACCTTAGAACTGCGGGTCGACCACACTAGGGAATCCGGACGACGGCGATCGCGATATCGCCGGTCGCACTCGTGCACGTCGCCACGAACCGAATCGCGACCCACGGCTCCGGGCTAAATGCCGACTGGCCGAAATCGGTGAGCGGGTTGTGCCAGGTCGGCGAGGTTTCCGATTGCGGGAGCGACCACTCGACCCAGGAGGTCGTCGGGAGCGTGAATCCTGCCGGAATCGCGTTCGGATCGACGTTGTTCTCCAGGCTCATCAGGTACGCGCGGTAGTCGTACGTGCCGTAGCACGCGACGCTCCACCCGGTGATCGAGCTCGTGCCGGTCTGCGCGAGCAGCTGCGCGCCCGTCTTCGAGAAGAAGGAGCCCGCCGGTGCGAGGATCGGCCCGGTATCGTAGGTCCCGGTCGACTTGGCGGCCCACCGCGCGGCGACTTCCGCGACGTAGTTTAGGCCGGCGCCCGAACCTGCAAAGAGTTGGAGGTCGAACAGATCCTCGTCGGTCGGTTTATAGATGCGCCGCACAGCGGCTCACCACGTCAGACAGGGAATCGGTCGAGTCGGATTTCCGATGAACTTGTCGAGAACCTGAACGAGCAGCGCGACGACGAGGCCCGTAACCGAGCCCGTGCTCGCGGTCGTAACCGCGCGCAGCGACAGGATCGTTCCGGGTGCGTACACGGTGTCCCATTCGGTCGTCGGGAACACCTGGGCCGCGCCGGCCGTATGGCTTGCCGACGGCGCCGTGAAGAACGTCGGGCCGAGGCCGATATCCGTGCCGAACAGGCAGTTGCCGATCGGCGCGTACTGCGCCGGGTAGCCGGCCCATCCCGCGTTGTCTCCCGGTCCGGTCGTCTGCGCGACGCCCGGCGTGTAGCTCGCGGAAGGTCCCTTGCTCGCGCCGTACGGCGAGCCGTTCGCCATCGTGGCGTTCGGATAGCCGTTCGCCTGGAGCGTCGCACTGTAATCGCCAGCGGACTCGACGACGAAATTGAGCGTCTCGGTGCCGTCGAAGACGTCGGAGGTGGCGAAGCCGATCGCTACCTTCGGGATCTTGCAGTATTGCGGCAGGATGATCGAGCCGGAAATCGCCGATCCGTTGAGCCCGGCGCCGAGCGAACCGTCCAGCAGCATCGGCACCATCGCGAGCGCACCGAAATTCCACGCCTTGACGGGAAGGTGCGACTTCGCGTTGATGTACGCGCCGATGTTCCCCGGTGCGTTTTGGTACGGGTTCTGCGGACCGGCCGGCGTACCGTACGGCGGCGGAACCGCGGGTCCCGTGGGCGGGACGTTGATGACCGGATTCGACAAGATCCTGCTCCTATACCGAGTACGGACCAGCGCCGGCCGACGCATTGAGCCCGCGCCAGTCACGCGCCATCCAGAGCGCCCGGAATCGGATCGCGATGTTCCACGAAAGCGTCGCCGGCTCGAACCACGCCCGCATGTGATTGCGGAACTGGAAGCTGGCGATGAGCGACTGGCCGCTCTTCGGGTCCACGCCCTGCGGCGCGGCCGAGAGATACCAGGCGTACGGGTTCGTGAGGTACTGGTCGGCGACGACTTCCTGGATGCCGTACTGGACGTTCGTACGGTTGTCCGAGGTCATCGGAGCGGAAACCGAACCGACGATTTCCTTGAGCACCTTCTCGATGAAGGGGTGCCCGACGACGTAGACCGGGATACGGTTGGACGGCAGGCCGCGATCGGAGCGCAGCAAGCTCATGTTGAGCAGCGCGTCCTGGATCGCTTCGGCCGTCGGCGCGACGTTGCCGATCAGGTTCGAGTACGTTTGGTTGATCGCCGATACCGGGCCGGTCGGGCCGGGAACCGGCGCGAGCAGATGGTTCGCCGAGAAGAGCGGCTGGCCGTCGTACAACGGGAAGTCCGGGTCGAACCCAAAGTTGATGACGGAGTGAATGTACGTGTCTTCCGTCACGCGCTCGGAGTCGACGAGCATCGGCGCGGCCTTGCCCATCATGTCGTACGGATCTTCGTACTGCGCCTCGTGCGAGATCGACGTCATCAGCGCGAACGTCTGGAACTCACCGTGCGAGGGCACGAGCTCGAGCGGCACGTCGAACGCCGGGACTTCGCCTTCCGCCTTGGGCTGGAGAAGACCGAGCTCGGCGAACTGGCCGTACTCTACGAAGGACTGGTTGACCGGAGGTTCGGCCATCGCGAAGAGCTTCGGCCAGAACGGGGGCTCCTCGAGCGACCGGTTCGAGACGATCTGCGCGATTCGGTGAGCCTGGGCAACCTTCGAGGACTTGGTTTGCCACTGGCCGGTTCCGTAGTTGCCGCCCGCCATCTAAGAGAGCCCTCCGATGAAGTGCCCCGTGACGGGCGAGTAGGCGTAGCCGACCTGCGCCGCGTTCGGGTTGTACGGGCCGGCGAGACCGCCGTACGGGCGGTCGATGACGAAGATGCCGTTGCTCTGGCCCGTGTCGAGGTAAAAGACGCCGTAGGTCGTCGAGTAGACGATTCCGGCGGTCGCTCCGACGAGCCCCTGATTCCAGGCTTGCAGGAGCGCCATCGTGACCGGCACGTTGGAGAGCTTGACGACGGCCGCCTGATACTGCTCGAGCAACGCCTGGTTGCCCGACAGCGACTGGTCGACGCCGAAGAGCGCGCGCCAGTTGTAGCCGGCGGCGAGGATATCGCCCTCACGCTGCGCGTAGCCGCTGCCCGCGTCGTAGGCCGCGTAGCCCACGATTCCCGAGGCGGGATCGTTGGCGCAGCGATTGACGCCGGTGTTGTTCGTGAGCGGGTAGGTCGGGACCGAAGCCGCCGATCCGAGCGCCGTCGTGGCGACCTGGAGCCACTGCTGGCCCGGCAGGGTGCCGACGTAGAGCGCAAAGTGCGTCGCCGCGGCAGGGTAGTTGCCGTCGGCGGGGACCGTAACGGTGACTTTTTGGCCGGCCGCGTTCACGATCGGGCCGATCTCGTAGGGGAGCGACTCGAGGACGCCCACGCCGCCCGTCCCGATGAGCGTGTACCAGGCGAAGAGCGTATGCGGACTGGAGCCTGAGTCGGCGGTCGTGCCTAACGTCGGCGCCGACGTCGGCTGGAAGGTCGCGAGCGAACCCGCGGGCGTCGGGTAGGTGATCGTCCCGGTCGTGAAAACCTGGAGAAAGTCGCCGGCGCTGAAAACGGCGCCGGGCTGCTCCGGGTAAATCGTGAACGGTTGATACTCCGACCCTAGCTGGAGGCCGAGCGCCGGCCGCATAGGCGTCAAAGAATTGCTCATTGGCCGCGTTGTATCACGGCGTTTTCAAATCGTTACACCCCGCAACGGTGCGGGGCGGCGAAAAGAAGAGGCCCCGGTCGCCCGGAGCCCCTCGTCGGAATACGGTGCGGCTGCGTTAGCCGGGCGTCGAAACGTCGCCGAAGGACACGCCGGGGCCGATCGGGTTGCGCCGCTCCTGGTCGACCGTCTGCACGTCAGAGACCGAGAGCTCGGACCGATTGTGCTTCATGCCGCGGTTGCGCGCGGCGAACGCTTCGGCCGCCTCTTCGAAGCCGGGCTGGAGGCCGCCGAGGTTGTCGAACGCCTTGTCGACCGCGGCATCGTACCATTCGTACGACCATCGGGGGGCGATCTCGAAGAGCGCCATGTCGCCGCACGCGACCAGGCCGGCGACGCGGGGGTCGCCGCTGGCATCGTTGCCGCCGGCGCCGGAGTATTCGTAGACCCACATGCGGAGATCGGACTCCGGATCGACTTCGTCGTACTCCACCGGCCGCAGGCACCCGCGCTTGACGAGCGCTTCGGTCGAGTGCTTCGGGTCTTCGCGCGGCCGCCAGCAGTATTTGCAGCGCTCGTCGGGGTTGAGCAAGAGCTCCTCGGGCTGGTTCATCACGTAGCTCTGGACCTGGACCGAGTGCTTGAAGCCGCGCCACGGGCGGCCGTCGATGACGACGCCGCCGGGGAGCACCACGCCGCTGCCCTCTTTGAGCAGTTGCTTGCCGCGATAGCGCTGGAACGTCCGCCAGTTGGAGTCGTTCATACGCATTTCCGGCCGTTCGATCGGCATGCGCGTCGTCTCGTTGATGTTGGTCGTCATCTAGGTCTAGCCCCCAAAATTCACAGCGTCGGAGAATCTCATCGAGTCGCGCGTCATGGAGCGCACCTGCGCGCTGCTCGTAACGCCGTGTTCGATCTCCCACACTTGCCGCAGAAAGCGCTTTTCACCCTCCGGACCGGCGAACAACTGCGGGGAGGCCGCGCGCATATCGCGCTTCTGCTGGTCGCTCATCCGCAGCACGACCCGGCCACGGCCTGCGCCTGGTCCGCCCGGCCGCGCGCCAGCGCCGCGCGCGACGCCCGGTGACGGCGGCTTCTTCGTGCCGGCGCTCCGGGTGATCGCTCGGAACCCGGCCCGCTCCCAGGTCTCTCTGAGCCAGCTATTCCGGTCCTCGCGCGTCATGCTCACGAGCGGCGTGAGGTCCATTTCCTCGAGCATCGACTCGAAGACCGGCCGCGTCGCCTTCGCGAACTTCGTGTTCGGATCGTTGACCGTGCGCGAAATGAAGTTTTGCACGAACGTATCGGCCGAGGCTTCCATCGCCGCGCGGCCTTCGGACGAGCCTGCCATCTGTGCAAGCGCATCCTGCGCGCCCATTTTGCGAGACCATAGGAGCGCCTTGGCAAGGCCGCCCGGCTCGCTCAGAATCTTGTCGGTGAGCTCCTGCAACTTCTCCGGAGAGGGAGGCGGCGGCGGCTGATACTGCCGCGGCTGCTCGGCCTCACGGTGCGCCGGTTGCGGCTGCGCGAGCGTTCCGAAGATATCGCGAAGCTCGGAGACGAGTGCGCTGCGATCGTCGTCGCGCTCTCGCTGCCTGGCGGCCGGCTCGAGCGGTTCTTGCGTTCCGCGCGCGGCGCGGCGCTCGAGAAGCTCGGTTTCGGTGAGGAGGTCATCGGGCATTTCCTCCTCTTCCTCTTCGGCTCCGACGACGGCCGGCTCGACGGCTTCGTCGGCCAGGTCATCCGGAAGCTCGTCCTCATCGCCCGGCGTTTCGTCGATCGGCCCCGGCGTCGAAAACAGTTGCAGGTCGAACTCGTCCGTCTTCATGGGTGATCCTTTCACTCGAATAGTGCCGCCACGTGCGGCGGTAGCTGCTGATTCGCGCGCCGGTAGACGGCGAGCACTATATTCCTGAGAACTGCGAGCGCTCCCCGTGCGCGTAGGACGTTGTCTTTGTCGGGGTCGTTGAAGAGCGCGCCGCGCGCACCCTTAGCCTCTCTGGCGACGTCGCGCAGCAGGTCGGCCCAAGCCGGATGCTCGAGCAGGTCGAACGCCGCTGCGGCCTCGCGCTTCTCGCGCTCTTCCTGTGCCTGAAGGGTTGCGTTCATCCTGCCCCCGCTGCGGCCGCCGCGCCGTTCTGTGACGGCTGCGCGCCCGGCTGTTGCCCTTGCTGTTGCTGCGGATCTTCGCCAAAGTCCGGCGGAATCGCATCGAGGAGCGGGTTGCCCGACGTGCCGCCTCGGCCGCGGTTGAGCATTTGCAGGATCTTCGCAGTACCCATCTGCTTCTCCATCTTGGCCTTCTCTGCGCCCTCTTGCTCCTGCGCCTGCTTCATCTTCATTACTTCATCCGGCGTGCCCCACATGCCGTCGAGCCCGCCGATACCGAACTTGCTCGCGACCGCACGCTCGAAATTGTACCGGTGCATGAGATCGCCCTGGATGAACGGCGACTCTGCGAACGTCTTGTAGAACCCGAGCATTTCCTCGAGTTGCGCCTGCTTGTCGAGCGGATCGTCTTCCCCGGCGATACTGCGCTTGTAGGGAAGCTGCATCATTTGCTTCGTGAGCGGCTTGGCACCCGGCGGCGGGTTGCGCTCGGTGCCGTCGGCGTTGAACCCGTACTGAAGCGTCAGGCTCCAAATCGCATCGAATATCTGATGCGAGACGTAGCGGAGCTCCATCGCGATATCGTTCGTGCCCATATCGGCGTCCGCCGATCGCGTCTTGACGCCGGCCGCGCTCTCGCGGCTCGTGCTCGGCTGCGACGATCCACCGAGAACCGAGTCCGCATCGCTGCGAACCTGGCTCTCCTGCTGGTAGCTCGCGAGCGGAACCTCTGGAAGCTGCGGATACCACAGAACATTTTGCAGTGAGCCTTGCGTTGCGTTCCCCTTGACCCACCATACGCGCCCGTTGCCCCACGACATATTCGAGTCTTTGATCTCGATGTTCGTATCGGTCAGGAGCGGCACTTCCAGGCGCGTCGAGACGGCGTCGTTTCGCTGGTTCCACTGCAACGTCGCTTCGGCTTGGAACGGTCCGATGAGCTCGGGCACGCCGAATCCGTACGGCGAGTCCGGGCGCGGGTACGGCGCGAAGGAGATAATCAACCGCATCGGCGCCATATCGGTATCGGGGCAGTGCCCGATCATGTAGCCCGAGACTTCGTGAATGAAGAGGATGTTCGGCTCTTCGATTTTGTCGCCGTCGAAATCGTACTGGCGCGTGTAGACGACCCACACGCCGAGCGGCCCGCGGTTGACGAACTGCTCGGCGGCGATTCCTTGGCCTTGTCCGACGCCGACGTCGATCTGGCCGCCGGCCGTCCAGTTGTAGACGCCCTGGAAGCGCGAGGCGATATCGGAGTACCCTTGCGGGTCGTACTCGAGCGCGCGGTTCACCCACTCTTCGTCGAGGATGCCGTCTTCGACCATCGCGCGCAGGTCGCTCTCGTAGTACAGGTGGTAGATCGCAACCGCGGCGGCCGTCTCGACGCTCTGCGCCTCGTTGGGCATGAGCAAGACGTCTTTGAGAAGGCACGGATTGAGCACGACGCCGTCGTACACGGTGACGGGCATCGTGACGTACTCCGGCTTGGTTTGGACTTCGCCGCTCTCTTCGTCGACGATCGGGACACCATCGTCATCGGTGACGGGGGTCTCGACCTTGTAGCGCTGGAGCCGCTCGTCCTTGACCCAGGAGCACTCCATGACCGAGGTGCCGTCGCGCAGCGACTTGTGCAAGAGGCTGTCGTGCGACTTCTTCCACGACGGATACGGCCCGCGCAGGCGGTTGAAATCGGAATTCCAGCGCGTTTGCATGTCGCTCGCGTTGGCAAGCGATTCTTCGTCCTGGCCGGTGAAGAGGTAGAAATCCGGGACGAACGTCAGGCTCGAGACGTCGATCTTCTGCCGGCGCAGCTTGGAGAAGACGAGGGGGATCGTGAGATCGCTCGAGTCGACGTAGGGGTCGTCTTCGATTCCCTCGTCGCGGTTGTCGCGTTCGTAGAGCGCGTAGGCGGTACGAAGGTTGGCCTCGAGCGCGGCGCGCGTACCGATCGCGGAAATGATGGATTGCCACGCATCGGAGGCAACGATCGGCCACTGCTCTTTCGAGAGCTGCCCGGCGCCGGCGTCGCGGATGACCTGACTGCGCGGAGAGCGAGTTAATTGCCTAACTAAGCGCTTTTTTCTAGGCACGTCGCCTCATCGCGGCATCGTCGTCGACCCACTCCTGGCGAGTTGAAATCCACCCTTCGCAGATCGCGTCTCCGCAATCGCAAGGCGCGACTACTCGCCCGAGTTCGCGAAGCCTATCTACCGTTAAACCGCTTCGCTCGGCGTAACGGCGCTCAAACTCTTCGGCCGTCATGCGGCTTTAGCCGCGCGCGCCGACTACCTTAACGCCGGGTCCGAAGCCCTTCCCCTTGCCTTCGCCTTTGTATTCGACGACCGGCACGCCTTTGGGAAGCTGCACGGTTCCGTGCCCGCCGCTGGTCCCGGCGGTCTTCTTCTCCTGGCGCGCGAGGCCGTGCACGTGCGGCGCGCTCTTGGGTCCGCCGCCGATCTTCTTGGCCTTGGCCGGGCTCTTGCGGGTGACTTTCGGCTTCTGCGTGATCTTCGTCGCCATCTACAGGCCCATCGAGTCGCGCAGGTGATTGCGGCCGACCTTCGTCGCGGTCCGCTTGCCGGTGCGACCGAGGCCGAGGCTTTCCGGAAGCGTTTGGCGCCCGGCGCCGCTGCCGGGGAGTCCCTTCGGACCCTGGATACCGAGGGATTTCTGTACCGACTGGACGGTATTCACCCTTGCGGCGGCCTTTTGAGAGACGTTAGCGGGCACGGCGCCCTCCTTTTCGGCTGAAACGTGTACCTGGCGCCCTCATGTTACCCCGTGCGGCGTCGGCTCCGCAAGTATTCGGCCGTGCGCGCTCCGGGCCTGTACCCCGGTCGCGGCGTTCCGTACTCGAGCGACTCGAGCCAGCGCGCGGCGTCGGCGCCGGGCGGCGGCCCAAGGGCCAGGGCCGCGGCCTTCTCCGCCGGCAGACCGTGCGAGATCCCGGCAGAGTCCTTCCATGAGATATCCCATTCGGCCGGGTTGGCCGTCGAGAGGTCGTCTTCGTACTCGCCCTCGTCGGTCGGGACGTACGGGAGCACGTACCGGCCCATCGCCCAGGAGTCGATCGCGTCGTTGCGCGTGAGGGACGGCCAGTGGTCGATCTGCTTGAGCAGGTCGTAACAGTAACCGCCGAAGAGCTCGGACCGCTTCGGGTCGTCGGCCACGCGAAAGTAGACGTCGTCGGCCGAAACGATCCGCTCCATTTCCCGAATCCGCTGGTCCTTCGAGCGTTTGCCGAACTTCTCGTGCTGGAGCGCCGAGAACGGCTGGATGATACAGTCGAGGTGCTCGCGTTCGATGAAGGCACCGATCGCGGCGATGAGCCCGGCGTCGCCGCCGGCCGATTCGATCAGCATGCGGTTCGGCCGGTATCGCAGGAGCATTTCGGTAATAATAGACTCGGCGCGCGAGGGGAGGAGCACGCGCTCGCGCGACTCGAGCACAAACCAGCGTCGCTTGCGATCCCACCCGATGACGGTCAGGCCGTACCCGCACGAGCCGACTTCGTCGGTGAGCGCCGGGTCGACGATCATGGCGACGTACAGGCGCACCTTCTCGCCGGCGAACTGCTGGTCGAGCAACTGGATCGTACGCTTGTACGGATAGTCGAAGCGATACGGTCCGTTAAAAAGGTGGATGTGCTCGGGCTTGAACGGCTTGTCGGCCGGATCGACCATCCGGTTATACATCCACGCATTGAAGCGGCGCGCCTCGACCATGAGCTTGAGATCGGCGATACGCTCTTCGGTAAGGTAGGCCGGAAAGTAGAGTTTGCGCGATCCGTCGGCGAGCTCTTCATCCGCCTGGCGAATGATGACTTTCCAGGGCAGTTGCTCTACGTCTTTACCGGCGCGCTGCGCGGCTTCGTTAAGCGCGATGACGCGGCCGTAACAGTCGATCGACGACCAGCGCGTGCCGGTGAGCAGCAGGCCGCCCCACGACGGAAGCTGCGGCTGGAACGCCTCGATGTAGCTCCAGAGATTCTCTTGCTCTTTTGGGGAGTCTGCGTTGACTTCGGTTACAAGGTCGTCGCCGTAAATGTAGTCGGGGTGATTACCGGTCGACGTGCCGCTCGTGCCCATCGTGAAGAGCGTCGGGTCCGCGCGGTTGACCGTGCGCCACGGGACGACGACTTCATCTTCGTTCCACGCCTGCGCGCCGAAATACGGATCGCCGAAATACTGCACGACCGGCTGGCTTCGTAGAATGTTTTTGACGAGGCGCATGAGCTTGCGCGCTTCGTCTCGCGTCGACCGGAATATGCCGATCGAGATATCCGGATACTTGATGACGCGCCGCGCGATCGACTTAGCGGCGCCGTACGTTTTGTACGAGAACCGAGGCCCGAGAAACATGGTGGACGTCGGCTTGGATCGCTCGTGAGACATGTCCGGACCGGACTCATCGAGGATGCCGAACATTTCACGGTGCGGCTCTTCATAGCACGGCCAGGTATCCGTCTCTTGCCAGAACGTGAAGGTGTCGCGGAGCATGTACTCCGCTTGGCGGATCTGCTGCTCGTCGAGCTCGGGCCGCGGTTGCGCGGCCGCGCGCGGGCCGCGAGGCACTAGGTCGCTGCGCTTGCTACTCTAGCGACGCGAAACTTCTTGTCGCCGTTGCTCGGTGGCGGCGGCGGTCCATCGTCAACGGGCGTCGCGCGGCGAAGATCCTTTTTCTCCGCCGGCGACAGTGTCCGCATGTACTTGACGGTTGCGGCGATGAACTCGGCTTCCGATACGATCATTTCCTTCGCGACGAAACTGCCGCCCGGAATCTTACTGAGCGTCACCATGCCCGCGTACGGATGATTGCGTCGTATGAAAAACCGAGCCATCGCGCTAGGCCGTGAGAACCGGTGAGTCGATCGCCGTCAACTCGCGAACCGGGATGCCGGCTTCCAGATCGGTCGTCGTACTGAAATACCCTTCGAGGAACTTGTACGCTGCCGCGCGCGCGCTGATCGACTCGGGCGTCTTCTCGGGGTCCTGGCGCACGACGCCGTCAGGCGTCTGCAACGGCAAGAGAATAAGGTTGATCGCGTTTTGCACTTTCTTGTCGCGTGTCTGCTGCGCGACTTGCATCGCGGCAAGCTCCTTCTGCGCCTCGATGACTTTGTTCTGCGCTGCGAGCGCGTTGACGTCGGGAACCGCCTGGCCCCCACCGAAACGTCGATCCATGAGCGGTCTCTCTTTCTGCCGCTAAGAGCGGCCCTTGTTACGTTTGCGGCGCATCGGCGCCTTGTCCGGTTTGCCTTCGCGGTTGCGCGCGGTGGCGGCGGCTGAGAACTTCGCGCCCTTCTTTGCCGACGTCTTCTTGCGAGACGTTTTCTTGCGCGCGCTCTTCTGTTTGTTGACGGTCGCGTAGCCGACGGACTTGGCTTCCTTCGCCGTCAGGCCGCGCTTCTTCATCGCCTTCGCGACGTGCGACGCCTGGCGATCATCCTTGGCGGTGAATCGTGGCTTCTTACCCTTGGTCGTCGGCATCTTCTGATGCTTCTCCGTTCTCCCCGTAGGGGTCGTGGCCGCCGCGCCATACCATCGAGACGACCTTCTCTTCGTAGTCCTTCCAGACGATGCCTAGCGCCGCCGCGAAGGTTCGTTCGATCGCGTCGGCGACCGCGTGCTGCTTGCGGTAGGGGGCATGGCGGTCTTCGCCCGGTTCGCTCGCGTCGTCGATGACGCACTGGCACTCGTATCGGTCGCGGTACGCCTGCACGTCGCCGCCAATCGGGGCGTGCTTTCCTCGATACTTGAGCGTCTCTTGGCGCGCGGCCTCGTATGCCTCGTCGAAGGCTGAGACGTCGCCCTCGCTCACACGGTCGACGACCAGGAGCGACGCCTCGACGAGCTCGTGCACGGCGCAGGCCATCCCGAACCGCCAGTCCCCCATATCGGAGACCTTCATTTCGAGTTGGCCCGCTTCGGCGCCGGTCCCGTAGAAATAGTCGCCGACCGTATCGTACCGTTGCAGGTTGTGCGGGATTGTCTCTATGACGACGTGGCGGATTTCGTTAGGCGTGTTCACGGTTGCACCGGAATCCGCTGGAACTCGTGGCCGCGAACCCAATGGTGGTCGCGGCCGGGGATGCACGGGTCGGCCGCGCGCATTTCGTCCGTGCGGCAGAAATGACAGTGGCGCCCATTGGCGCAGCCGCCTGGCCGGCCGACCTGCGATCCGCAGAAGACGCAGCGCGTCTCGACGAGCTCGTTGCCGAGTGATGATCTACTCACGCTTGTATACCCCCGAGAAGAGAAAGGCGATGACCGAATGGAGCAGCCAGGACGTGCGCTCGTTCAGAACCGCCGGGTGAATCCCGACGACGTCGACGCCGCCCTGGTCGTCCGGGCGACCGTCCGTGATCGTGCGGACGTTGTGGACGACGATGATCTCGGCGTTCTCCGGAAGCGCGTTGATTCGCCGGCAGAGCTCCTGGCGCGAGACGATGACGGCCATCTGCTTATCAAGCGGGTGCATCGGTCGCAATCCAAAGGCCGGAGGCAAGTTGCTGTTCTTTCGGCGCCGCGGCGGCGGCTTCGGCCGCCTCGAGCTTGGCGCGGAACTCCTCGTCTATGCCGCTCGCGTTGTCTTCGGTGACGTGAAAGTACGTCTCACCGGCGTACGTGCGGATCTCCTCGCCGCGGCCCATATCGAAGTTGATGAGGTCGCCGACGACGACGTCCTTCGTCTTGTTGACCGCGACGACGAGCCCCTGAAACTTGTGCCGCTGCTTGTAGCCCGGCACGGTGACGCCGCCGGACGTGCCTTCGTCGGTGAGCGGCACGCAGAGGATCGCGCCGGCGTGCGCGGGCGTCCATCGCACTTCGCGCGCGCAATCGGCCAGGGCCGACCGTAGATCAGAGAGCGGCAGCACGACGTCGCCCTGGCACATGGAGCTTCTCGGCTTGCTGTGCGTGCTCTTCGGCGCGCTGGCGCGCTTGCTCGGCGATCTCATCGCGGATGCGCTGCTCGCCCGGACCGCCGTAGTCGCGGGCGTTCGCCGCGGCCGGCGTGCGCTCGAAGACCGTGAGCGGCGTCATACCGTCGGCGCGGATCTTCAGCGTGCTCGCCCACTGCTGCGCGCCTATCTCCATCGCGCGCACGGCGACGTCCGGAACCTTCGAGGCGCCGATCTTCTCGGCGATCGCGACGAGCGCTTCGTGAAGCTCGAGCGAGACGCCCAGGCGCAACGGCAGCTTCGTCTTGGCTTCGCGCGCGAGCTTGCGCGCGGCGGCCTTCGTGAGCTCGAGGCGCCGTTCGAACGTCTGCGTCTCGGGCGGGGAGAGGCGGCCGCGGCGCACGATCTTCTTCGGGGCCGGCGCTACCGGTTTTGCTACATCCTCCGCTGTCGCCGGTTCGGGGGTGACGTCGTCGTTCATACCAGGCCGAGCTTCTTATGGTGGCCGCGGTAGCGCTCGCGCGGCCGAATGATCGGCGTGACGTCGCGGAACCGCGGATCGGCAAAGTTGACGGCGTCGGCCAGGTAGAACTCGATGACCGTTCGCACGAGCGCGCTCACGCCGCCGCTGTCGGTGAAGGTGTCGTGCAGCTTGAGCACTTCGATCGTGTTCGGCGAAAAGTGACAGTTGTGCGGCAGGAGCTCGCTGCGGCGGTTGTTCCGCGGGCGCTCCTCGGCCGCGGTACTATCCAAAGGGGCGTTTCTGCTGCGGCGCCGGCATCGGCCGAGAAATGACTTCGATACGCTCGCCCGGCTCGACGATCGCCAGGATATCGCGCTGCGGCGTCAACTGATGGTCGACCCACTCGTCTTGCCCGGCCGTCTGGATGCGGCACTCGATGCCGGTCCACGACCGGTAGAGCACGCGGTCGCCCTCGGCGATATCGAGCGTCACGTCGCGACCGATCGCGCGGACGATCCCCTCGGAGGGCTTGGTCGCGATCTCCGTCTCGGGCCGGAGGATCTTCGACCCGTCGACCAGCCGACCGCCGGTGGCGGCGACCAGCCCGGTCGGGTCGGGCGTCTCCTGGGTGTAGGCGCCCTTGGCGGGGGCGACCAGGACGTTACCGGCGAGCGGTTTCAAAGCGGCGTTTCCCTTCCTCGATAGCTTCGTTGAACTCTTGGTTCAGACGGCGGCGTTCCGGATTGACCGGCCAGGGCGGCGGCCGGCGAGGCTGCGCCGGCGGCCGACGCGGCAACCACTCGTCCTCGCCAAAGGCGTCGCGCATAGCGGCGCGCAACGGCGCGGCCATCCGCTCGTCGGCCAACTCAAAGTAGCGCCCGATTCCAAGGCGCAGGAGTCCACAACAGAATCGGGAGATCGGCAGGCTCTCGGCGGCCGCCAGTTTCTTCACGTCGCGCTTGAGCGCGGGGGGGACCCACACGTTGAGCTGCCGCCTATGGTGCAGCTTGCGATTCCGTGTCGGCCGGGCGTCGGGCACGCTGACCGCCATACGGCGGAGCGGGAGAGTCTTCCTTCAGCACGAAGCGCCGCCGCATGACCGACGAGATCGGCACGCGCTACGACGTCATCGGCGACAAGCTCGTCCCGCGCGACGAGTGGCTCATCCTGCCGTACGACTGGTATCTGAAGGTGGCGCCGGCGCGGTTCGACTCTCGCTACAACCCCGAGACGGGCTGCATGGAACTGACCGTCACCGGCTGGTCGTCCGTCATCCCCGCCGACGTCCCGAGCGGCGAATGAGAACGCCGCAAGCCCAGCGCCTCTACGACGCCTACTTCACCGCCGTCGGCAACCCAAGGGGCCGCGACGTCTTCGAGGTCATGGCCGAAGCGTTAGCCGTGCAAGGCGCCGATGATCTCGGCGTAATGCGCGATCAGCCAAATCAGTAGGATCAGCCCACCGACCGCCAGCACGAGGTTCCGTGCCCACGGCAGCGTCGGCGCGAGGTTCTGCAAGATGAAGATGACGATGGCACACGCCACCACCAGGACCAGCAGGAAGACGAGGAACGCGATCAGCAGGTGCATGCTAGGACCCTCCTGCTAGGCTCTATTCCCTATTCGGTCGCCTCAACCCCGGCGCCGTGCGCCGACCGCCACAACCGACGGAACGCCTTCGCCGCCTTCCGACCCCTCACGCCACCAGCACGCTTCGCACGCTTCATCGGATACGCCGGCGCTACCTCAACACGAAACCCCTGCCCAACACCAACCCCGGTCCACTTCGTCGTCTCCAGCCCTAACGACGCACGATGCGCGGCCACCGCACGACGACCAGCCAAGATCACCTCGGCAAACGCCGTGTCCGGCAGCAGCTTCGCACCATCCCTATCGCTCGGTCCAGCCATACCCTATCCCTCCTCGCCCTGCGTCGAAGCCGCCCGACTCCTGGTAGTCCGCAGGCGCAGGCGGCTTCCCCTTCACCCTACCACCCGCAACGCGCGAATGGGCAGCTAACCTCCCGAAAATTCGCGCGCGCCCCCATGCGCGGGGGGACCCGCCCCGCCCAACCCGCGCCCGCGCGCCCGCCTGCGCGCCGATCGAAGCGTCGAGCCGCTGGTACTGTGACGTTTGCGCTCGTTTCGTGCTCGTTTCGCGCGCGTTTGCGGTGCGAACCTGATGGCGGGCTGGTTGGTTGGTAGCGAGCGTCCCCGTATCGCGCGCTGGTGTGCGGTTGTCTGCGCGCACGGTCTGGAGAGGGTGTGCGTTTGGTGCGCTACTGTGCGGCCTGCGGCCTCCTCGCTGCGCTCGAACAGGGACAAGGATAGTCTAATTGCGCGCGCGAGGGTGTTGCTCTCGCTACGTTCTTGCGGCACGTTCCTGGCGGTACTCTGGCCTCGCCGGTGCTCGTGACCTTGGCCCTAGCCGGCCGTTGCGCGCTACTTCGCGTCGCGCCTGTCGCTCGGTTAAAGGGTGCAAGGAGTTTAGATCGACCGTGCTCCTTTGCACCGCGGGAACGCCGGACAGCCCAAGAAGGCCCGGCCGTCCTTGCGACGGCGAGCGACGAGGGTTTTGGCGCAGCGGGGGCAGGCGGTACGCGCGGCGGTGCCGGTGCTCGGTGCGATCGTTTCGATCGGCACGGCACGCTTGGCGATCCGGGCGCGAGGAGCGAGAAGCAAAAAACCGCCTTTCTTGCGGCGGCGGTCTCGTTCGTGATAGGCTACGAGCGAGGTCGCCGGAACCGACCTTTTGGAGGCCACCTCTAAACCGGGTGGCCTTCGCATTTTGCGCCCTTGCGCGCGCAGGTGCAAGACCCCGCCATACGGCAGAGCGGAAAGTTTTGGCTCCCTAGTTGACAGGCGTCACCCCGCCATGTTACCGTTGCTCTCACGTCACAGTAACCCTGGCACGTAGCCGGGAGAAGGGCAGAAGCCTTATGTACGATGACTCCATAGCCTCCGAGCAAGCAGAGTACCGGCGGAACGAATCCTGCGCCGGCGATCGCCCCGCGCGCTGCGGCTGGTGCCGGCGCATCGTCGACGGCGACGTCACCGCGATCGCGCTGCCAAGCGAAGCCTTCGCGGCGCACCCTGATTCGTTCGTGAGCGGCGCCTATAACGGCGAGCGCGACTACGAGCTCTTCGCCTGCGCCGAAGGGCAGGGTTGCTGCTAATGCGCGGGTCAACGATGATCGAAGCCTGCGCGCTTCTGGCCTTCTCGGCCGTCTTAGGCGCGGGGGTTGCGCTTCTCGCTCACGCGCTTTCGGTGGCCTTCGCGGCCGCAGCAGGTGCGCTATGAACGCCAAGCTAGAAGCGGCGCGCGCGGCGCTTCGCGAAGCCTGCGAGAACCTGTGCGACGTTCCCCAGGAGCCGGAGTATTGGCGCGCGGTCTGCGCCGCGAAGGCGCGCCTGGTTGCGCTCCTCAATGCCGCGGGGAGGTATGCCTAATGGCGGACCTGTTCGGGAATCCGGATCGGCTAGAGACTGCGCCTGCGAAGGCGGCCGCCGTCTCCCTGTTCGACGCCGCGGCCGAGCGCATCGCCTACGAAGGCGGCCGCAACGTCGCGCAGGTCCGCAGCGAGCTCGCAGGCTACGCGACGATCGACGTCGTCTACGATCGCTCTAGCACGAGCGACGTTCGGCCCCTGTTCTACGATACCGAAGCAGAAGCGTGCACGGCGAGCGTGCGGACCGGGCGAGCCGTCGTGCTCGCTCGCGACCTGCAAACGTGCGTCACCTGCGGCGCGACGTTCCATGCGGCGCCGCGCGACCCCGCGACCTGTAACCTGTGCCGGCGGAAGGGCGCCTGATGCGCTACGTCGTCGACGAGAACGCCTATCGCACCGAGCTCGAACGCTACCATGCGGTCAACTATGCGCTCACGCTGCAAGGTATCCGCCCTGGCTATGTTACCGTCACAGGCGGCCGCCTTGTCATGCGTGGCGAATTCGAAGACGTCCCCAAGCGCTTCCTCGATCGCACCGATCGGCGCGAAGGCTATGGCGACGTCGACGACCGTGCCGGCGAGCTCGGGTTCGTCGACGGCGACGAGCTCGTCGCCTGGATGAAACGCGCGCGCCGGCCGCGCAAGGCGGACTTTCTGCGGCCGGTTCCCGGCACGACCGGGTCGCGCGATCGCATGGCGCGCAAGCGCGCAAAGCGCGACGACGGCGCCTGCATCGTATGCACGAAGGAACCGGCGCGCGAAGGGCGCGCAACGTGCTATTGGTGCTCGGCGGCCGCCACGATCCGCATGGCGCGCCGGCGCGAAGCAGCGAAGGCGCTGGAGAGTTTAGACGCTACTGGTTGACAGGCGTCGTGCGCCTGTGATACATAGATACCTAGTTACTAGCCGCGGCACTTAGCCGCAGGAAGGGGCACTTAGCCTCAATGAGCGAGCCTATCAACGCAATCACGCGCACGGAGTACACAGGCAAGAACGCCTTGATTCTGAGCGCCGTTTCCTTCGGATATCCGACGCCGGAATTCCTCACCTTCAAGCAGGCGCTTTCGATCGGCCGTTGCGTACGCAAGGGCGAGCACGGAACGCATATCCTGAAGATCGTCGAGGGTCGCCCGGACCCGGTCACAGGGAAGCGCAAGAAGGGCCCGCGCGCCTACGTCGTCTTCAATATCGCGCAAACCGAAGAGCTCGCGCAGAAGGAGGTCGCATCGTGAGCGCCTGGCCTTCCGACACCGAGCAAGAGCTATCCGATCGCGACGAGGAGCGCTACCGCGCAGGCGCGGCGCTCCTCGACCGCTACGTCGCAGCGCTGGATTCAATCGTCGAAACCTGCGTGCAAGGGATCGCAAGCGGGTTGCCGGCGCCGAAGCCGGTTTGCGTCTACGCCGACGAGCTCGGCATTTGCGAGGAACCGCGCGAAGGCGCGCGTTACTGTGCGGGGCATCGCGCCTACGAAACGTGCGAGCACGGCGTCTCGCTCGCGACCGCATGCCTTGCGTGCGAGCCTCCTCTCGATCCGCTCGCGCTCGTCGACGACTACGACGAGAACGCGGCCGACGACCGGTTCTATCGCTACGGCTAATGGCGCATAAGACCGATCGCCAAGACGTGCTCGACGCCGTCGCGCGCTACAAGGCGCTCACGGACGATCGCGCGGCCGTGCTCTACCAGGACGGGGCGCACCGCGCGATCCGCGGCCGCTACCCGAACCTTGACGGATTCTGCAAGGCTGAATTCGTGCACGTCGTCGACGTCTTCTGCGACGGTTGGGAGGCCGGGCAAGAGGCCGAGCGCAGGGCGCAGGAGCGAGGCCGCGCGCGCGAAACGTAGCCCGGCATCGCAGCATGGTTCTCCAAGGCGAGGCCCCCGTCGACAAGCCGGCGGGGGTCTTCGTTTTGGTTGACAGGCGTATGCCGGGCGGGGTACGATTGACGGCATGAATAACTTAGAACCCGCCCGACCTGGAAGACCTGTCCAGCTTCAGATCCGGCTAACCGACGATGAGAAGGCGCGGATCGTCAAGGCGGCCGGCAACGTCGAGCCGTCGGTATTCGTTCGCACCGCGGCCGTTCGCGCCGCCGATCGCGTGCTCGCGCGCCGTGCGAAATGAACGCGCGTGAAGAGCTCCGACAAGCCGCTCGTAACCGCCGTCGCGATCGTCGCGCTCGCGCTGCTGCCGTTCGCCCTCTCGTGGCTCTT